ATGGAAACTCGAAGAAATTACACTCGCCAGAAAAAAGCCTACGCTCCGAAAGTTTCGGAACAAGGCAAGCTACAACCTCAGGACAAAGAGCTCGAAGAAGCCGTGTTGGGAGCTCTCATGCTCGAAAAAGATGCCTATACCACCGTTTGCGACATCTTAAAGCCAGAGTGTTTCTATGAGCCGACCAACCAACTTATTTATAGTGCAATATCCCGGTTGGGAGCACAACAACGCCCCATTGACATGCTCACCGTCACCGAGCAACTGCGACTCGACGGAAAGCTCGATGAAGTCGGCGGAGCCCTCCGTATTTCCGAACTTACCGGACGTGTAGCATCGGCGGCGCACATCGAATACCATGCCCGCATCGTAGCCCAAAAATATTTGGCTCGGGAATTAATCGAATTTTCCAGCGAAATACTCAACAAGGCCTTTGACGAGACCAACGACGTAGATGACCTTATGCAGGAAGCCGAGGGGAAACTCTTTGAAATTTCCCAACGTAACCTGAAAAAAGACGTTACTCAAATAGACCCGGTACTGAGCGAAGCTATCAGACAAATTCAAATAGCAGCCAATCGAAGCGACGGATTGAGCGGACTGCAAACCGGGTTTCACGACATCGACAAAATTACTTCCGGTTGGCAAAATTCCGACCTCATCATTATCGCCGCCCGTCCCGCTATGGGAAAAACGGCATTCGTCCTTTCTATGGCAAAGAACATGGCTGTCAGCTATAACACGCCGGTGGCTATCTTCTCGCTCGAAATGTCCAATGTCCAGCTTGTCAATCGTCTCATCATCAACACTTGCGAAATCCCCGGCGATAAAATCAAAAGCGGACAGTTGGCCCCGTTCGAATGGGAACGGCTCATGTCTCGTATCGAAATACTGAGGAACGCTCCTATATATATAGACGATACCCCCAGCCTTTCCGTTTTTGAACTTAGGACAAAAGCACGCCGATTGGTTCGCGAGCACGGAATCAAAATCATCATCATAGACTACTTGCAACTGATGAACGCCAGCGGTATGTCCTTCGGGAGCCGAGAACAAGAAGTCAGCACCATATCCCGTTCGCTCAAACAATTGGCAAAAGAGCTTCAAATACCTATCATCGCCCTGTCCCAGTTAAATCGTAGTGTGGAATCCCGGGGTAACGACAAAGACGGTAAAGAAGGGAAACGCCCGCAACTTTCCGACTTGCGTGAATCGGGAGCTATCGAGCAAGATGCCGATATGGTTTGCTTTATACACCGTCCCGAATATTATACGCGGTCCAAGGAAGATGCCAATGGAAACAGCATCGAAGGCTTGGCAGAATTTATCATAGCCAAACACCGTAGCGGTGCGACCGATACCGTGAATATGAAATTCGTCTCTTATCTGGCTCGATTCCAAAATTACGACGAAGACACCCGACTGACCGATTTCAGTGCACCGGTAACCTCGAAGTTCAATACTCCCGACACGAGCACACCATCGGCAGCGCCACTGTCTGGGAACCCCGATTTCCTGAATCCCCCCGGTTCGTCTAATAACGATATACCCTTCTAAAAAGAACTTTTATCTCCCGACCGATGTTATTCTTTCGAATAACTAATATAGTATGGAGAAAAAACGACAAAAAATCTGGACTGCGATAGGTGTAGGCATAGCTATCGCACTACTGTTATATTGGCTCACATTGGCCATTTGGATAGACGATGATACCGATCCCCCTATGCCTCCTCCCGTAGAAGAAACATCAAATTGTTAAAATATACTAAAATCGCTCCGGATAAAAACTTTTTGCAATACAAGTGTGTTTTATTATCGAAACCGGGAAAGAAACGGCTCTCCTTAGGGAAAAAGAAGCGAAACGTCGCTTCCGTCGAGCCAAAATCTCCGGTCTGGAAGAGTTAATTTATACGATAATATTCTTGTTTTTTGTGTGTTTCATTGGTATTATATTATCCTTTGTTTATTCCTGTAATAAACATTATCCTCTTTCTTGTTTTTGATATATTTCAAGTAGTAAAGCCCCGTCGTGAGACGAGGCTTTACTATTTACATTCCCCCATCAACGTATTCCGAGTCTGTTCAATGCTTGCTGGTATCGAATTGCATTTCGTTGATGCTCTGCCAAAGTCACGGCAAAATTATGATAGCCCGAAAAATCCTCTTTGGCACACATATAAAAATACCCGTTCGGTGTATGTGTCAGCACGGCATTGATAGCCTGTTTCGAAGGAATCCGTATAGGGCCGGGAGGCAATCCCGTAACCCGATAAGTATTATATGGCGATTCTATGGTCAAATGAACATTCAATATGCGTTTCAGCGAAAAATCCCCGTGGGCAAATTTTACCGTAGGGTCTGCCTGCAAAGGCATGCCTTTACGCAATCGGTTCATATAAAGACCCGCAACCTTTCCCATTTCATCACGTTTGTTAGTCTCTTCCTCTACGATCGAAGCCAAAGTCGCTACCTCCACAGGAGTCAATCCCCACCGCTTTGCCTGTTGCTCCCGCTTTCCTTCCCAATAAATGCGATACTCCCGCTTCATCTTCTGTAAAAAAGATTCGGGAGTCACAGTCCAGTAAAACTCATAAGTATCCGGTAAAAACAAAGCCGGGAGAGTCGCTTTCGTAAAACCTAAATCCGCACAAACACTATCGTTGTACAGCAAAGCCAACAACTCCTCTTTCGAAAAAAACAACTGCTCCGATACCCTTTCGGCCAATTGTTCGAGAGTGCGTACGTTATTAAATGTAACTCGTATGGGAGATTGGCTTCCCCTCGACAATTTCAAAGCCATTTGCCGAGCTGTCATACCGGCATGAAGCCGATAAGCCCCTACACGAACATCAGGATCGAATTTATAAAACGACAGCAAACGTTTTATTCTCGGGATCGAATTCTCATCTGGAATCACCGAATGCAAAGCACTATCGAGCTGAGCATCATTCCACTTCGGATCAACATAGCACACCGTTTGTTCGGTAATAACAGGATCATACAAATAACTCTTCATTACCGGAATAAACAAACATGCGAGAATCAAAATAAGCCCTCCTGTTATCCAAGCAAATATCTTTATACCTTTATTCACATTCGACATAATAATCCGATTATACACAGCGCAAAAGCACCTTGATGGGACAAAAGTAACGATTATTCCCGAAATAAAATAATGCGAAAAAGTTTGCTGTTTCAAATATTCCGCTTATCTTTGCGCTGCATTTGAAAAAATGACGTCAACGACAAATCGTCCTTTGGAAGGATGGGTGAGTGGCTGAAACCACCAGTTTGCTAAACTGACGTACTCGAATGGGTACCGGGGGTTCGAATCCCCCTCCTTCCGCAAATGAAAAGCGTAACATTTTGTATAATACAGTGTTACGCTTTTAACATTTTAAATATGCACAATATTTGCACAAGATATTATAAGCCTATTTACTCTTTCTCTTCCAAAGTTACATCAATTCCTACAATCTCACAGTATTTAAGGAAGTTTTTCAAGTTGACATTCTTCCCACTTTCAATGGCATTGACAGTTCCAAAGTTCATACCCTGTTTCCAGATATTATATTGGGACAGCCCCTTTTCTTCGCGAATCTTACGCACTTGTTTCGATAATTCTTCTATTGTCATACTCCTATTAATTCCTTCTTTATCGCCTCTAAAAATGCGATAGATGTTAATACCGTATTCCTATAATTGTAATCACTACCGGCTGCAATCGCATTCTTACGACCGTCTAAAATCAGCGTATCAATGAACAACACCATTTGCCGAACCGTAATATTGCCGATGTCTGCCGAGAATGTCGATAGCGATGTATAATACTTCATAGCCTGTTTTAAAAGGCCCCGTATTTTAGTCTTATCAGGATTTTTACCGGTAATACGCTTAATGCTGATCTTTGCGGAGATATTAGACCCTGACAATCCGGGCTCTATACGGTAATCCTCTCCGACTTCCTCGATAAAGCCGTCGATATACTCGACTTTGGCGATGAATCCATTGTCTATGTCCGAGCAGTATATGAAGTCGACTTCTCCGAACTTGTGCGCCCGGTTATGGTCTACAATGAATAGTGGAAACTCTCTCTTCATAATTTTATAGAATGGTTACAAATTCTTCTCCGATATTGAAATTACGGTTATACTTCCATGTGCTATTGTCATTTTTCCTTTTTGCTAATTGAATTTCAACCGTCATATCGTTGTTTACTAGAAATGTTGCCGACCATTGTGATTGGGTAGACGGATAATCGTAACCCAATATTCGCTTGTATTCGTCCTCCGTAATTTCGCTTTCAAACCAGACTGTTTTGCCAGATTCAGAAGATATACGATTTAACGACAATAAAACACCTTTAATCTCAATATTCAGCCCGTCAGGATTTTCTTCTATCACACGCCGTGCTATTTCTGTGCGTTCTTCTTTGTTTGTTCCTGCAAACCCGTTATGAGAGGTAGATTTATTGGCATTGTCATACTTGGCATTCGTTTCGTCGATTATCACATCTTTACGGCCACTGATTAAGTCCTTAATTTGAGTTTTCATATCGTTTTTTTAATTGGTTACTGTTTGTTTTTGATTACATGGTAAAGATACTCCATTTTATTGTATATGCAAAATATTGAAGTATAAATGTTTTATGATTTATCAATATTTAACAAAACGAATGATGTGGAAAATTTTCCTCATTATTTTATACGATACAGCCTATTTTCGTATAGTTGTGGAAGATTTTCCGCAAAAATGATTGATATAGAATTAAACACGAATGCCGGAGCTTCTCACCCCGGCATTTCCCTGTTCATCATTTGCATTTCCGAATATTCCTTTGAAATTTTCGCCTCATTCTCCTGTTCAAGAGACCGTTATCGGCAAACCGATTCAAGGTATCCTTCTCTTCCGGCGAAAGCAGGTTATAAACCTCCTTCCTCGACTTGCCGGAACAGATGGCTTGTATGATTTTAGCTATCTCCATGTACTTCCCGAATTAATTTCTTTCTGCAACACTCACATAGGAACTTCTTCGCCACGGGGAACATCTTCTGCCCGATATATCCCCGAAGGTACTGTTCTTCCTCCCCGTAAGGGTCAATGCCGAACGTTCGGGATATATGCCTGCACAAATGCCCCTTTTCATGGTCCCAAGAGTTTTGGAACTGTTCGGGGCTCGTCGTCATGGCAATTACCATCACCGTCCGGCGATGCTCGAAATTGGAATAGGTAAGGCCTGTATTCAAGTTACCGGACGACAAACTTCTGAAAGCATTTTCCAGATTATTCCCCGTACAACCGATCCGTTCCAGCTCCCGGAGTATGGTGTTTGTCCAGTAGGTGGTAACGGCGTAAAAAACCCTTACGTGCCAGTCGTATTTCGCTATGTAGAAATCCTGAACAATCATGTTTTATAACATATTTTCCCACATGATCGGAGTACCCGAACCTATACAGTCGGCATAGAAACGTGTAAAGGGCAACCCGTCGTAACCGTCAGGGTCGTCGATATAGTCCTTTACAAACAGAGCCAAATGGGTATCGTCGGGAATCGATGATTTCAAATAGTCGGCCTTCCCCATATTGGCGACAAATACATGGTCGTACCCTTTGGCCTTTTCCAACTTCACGCCCGCCTGTGTCAAGATGACCTCCACATCTTCTTTCGAAAGGGCTTTTATCTCCTCCTTCTTTCCGGTGGCCTTGTTTTCGGCCTTCATTCTGGAAACCGCCCACTCGCACATGTTCTTGGAGAAGTGCCAGCCGTATCGGGAAAGGTACTCCGTCATGCCGGAGGGGAAAATATCATAAATGTCTAATCGTTGGTTCATAACACTGCTTTTTTATGTTTTTGAAAAGAGAGGGGATTTCTCCCCTCCCGATTAATAGAACTCGCCGTTGGCCCGTCTGCGTCTGCGTTCCCCCATTTCGTCATAGTACGAAGGAGGATAACCGGGAGCATAACGGTTGTTCATTCCACTGGAAGAACCTCCGCCATAATTCCCGCCGCCGTAACTGCCGCCATTATTGCCACGGAAGCCCATATCGCCGCCCTGCATTTCCCGCATGGCAGCTTCATAGCCTTTCTTATAGCCGTGCTCGCAACCTTCCTTGTAGGCCATTTCGAGCTCTCTACCGCCGCGTTCATTGAATCCTTCATATCCACGGCCTTCTTCTAATATTGACCACATTCCCATATTACTTTTTGTTTTTAGAAGTTTCAGAAACACTGAGCTGTTCCATCAGTTTCTTGTTCATGGCCATTAGGTCGGCCATGCTTCTGCTCATTTCGGACATCTGCCCTTTGAGGGTGGCAATCTCCTGCTCCTGCCTTTGCTTCTCCGCAAATTCGGGATTCAAAATTGTCAATATCTTGTCGCACCCGGCAATCACGTTCTCGTGGTAATTACGCCGGTTCAGTTCGTCCAAGCTCTTTTGCCGGATAGCCGACACTTCCGAGTTCATGGCCTCTCTGGAACAAGATATGACGATGTTGCCGTTTTGCCCGAAGTCAGCGATGTCCGCCCCTGCCGGCAAGTTCTGGAACGTGGTGTTCTGCCCGTTCACGCAGACCACCACGTCCACCACCATTTCCATCTGGGGTATCTGCCCGATAGGTGTCGGCATGGGGTACTTGGGCTTCGCAGCCGAAACGCTGACGACGGAGCCTATATCCACTAAGGGATTTTCGTCCTTATGAAGGATAAATAACTGGTTGTTTGCTCGAAGATTCTGAAACATAGTTTTTTTGATTTAATGGGACTGCCCGATAAAAGGCAGCCCCGTGTTAATTATTTGCTTTTGGCAGCGACGTTGGTTGCCGCCGTCGCCGTAGTAGGTCTGTACCCACCGTTGACAAGGTACACTTCGTTGGTGTACTTGTTGTAATGGATTTCATAGATCCCAGTACCGGCGATATTCTCTACCGTCACCGGCTCGTTGTTGTAAGCCAGCAGAGGTCTCGTGTCCCCGTTCGTCCCGATGAGAATGGGAAGCGTTGCAGTCGTTCCGGCGGGTATCGCCTGACGGAGATTGATATAGAATCCTCCCACATAGTCCCTGTTACGGAACGCATGGTTTGGAAGTTCCAAAGTAACGTTCTCCGTGCCGACCGTCACCGCCACCGTGGGCAGCGTGTTGAAATTCGCCCTGCCCAGCGTCGGGAATGGAAAGGGAAACCCTGTAAAAAAGTTAGGCCACATATATACCTCCTTTCTTACTGGAATTAACCCCAGTAGTTGTTGCAACCGCATCCGTAACCGCTGCGCCTGTATGCGACATCGCCCGCATAAGCACCATAAGCGGCAGCCCGGTACAAGTCCGTGTTTACAGCCTGAATGTTCGGATATACCACGGGAACGGTATTGGGCAATTTACACTTGATGCCGTCCACGTCGCTTTGGAGAGCCTGCAAACCGGCAGCGAGGGGAGCAATCTGTTGCCCTACTGCATTGAGAATGGTCGCATTCTGGTTCCGTTGGGAGATTTCAGCCGCCAAAGTAGCCTTCTCAGCCGTCAAAGCGGTGATCTTGTCCTGTAAAGCCTGAGTTTGGATAGAATCCAGCTTCGCCAAAATGGCACGAGTGTTCTCATTGCCGCTGTCCACGAGGGAGTGGGTTTGTTCCGAGGTGGCGATACGGGTTTCGTATCCTTGTCTCTCGATTGCGTTTTGCGTCTTGCAGCAGCAATCTGCGATTTGGGTAGCCAGCGTACAATTACCCGATTGAATGCTGTTAATGATCTGTTGTGCGGACATGCCCACTTGGTTGCCGACACCCTGAATCAAGCCCTGAATGTTGCACAAGGCGGATTGTAACTGTTGGGTAGAGCAGTTAAAGGACGAGGCGAGTTGGTTGATGGCATTACCGTTCCCTTGAATGGCCGACATCAGGTATTCACGTCCGACATCGCCGTTCAGCTCGGCAGGAAGCCCGCCCCGGTTGCCAAAACCTCCGAATCCGTTACCGCCCCAGCAGAACCACAGCAGGATAATCCAAATCCACCACATGCCTCCGCCCCAAGCGTCCTGATTGTTCCTTCCCTGATTGAGAAGGGCCAAGAGTCCGGGATCGACCCCTTTACCGCCCATCAGGTTGGGCAATAAAGCCATGATGTCGAACTTGCTTCCGCCACCATTGGGCTCTTGATTGAAAACATACGTTCTTTCCATATAGATATAATTGATGGTTACGGCCAATATCGGCCGCATACAAACGTATGGCTATTGCCGTTGCTATCCTCGGATTTCGGTGGCTATCCTGTTGCTGACCCGTTGATTTGTCGTTGTCAGAATAAAACTTCCCGAACACCGCTGTTTCAGGCTGTTTTTCAATTTGTTCACTCCCTGTCGGGTCATGGAAAGATAAGCGGCGGTGTTCTCCTCGGAGAAGCCTAGCGATACCAACGCACAGATGAGCAGGCAACGTGCGTCGACCGCATTTTTGTTCGCACCGTTAATCAATTCGCCGTAACACAGCTCACATTCCTCGCAAACGATTTGCAAGACGTGTTCAAAGATTTCATTGGTTTTCATATCTCTTGCCTTTTTAAATATTTGTTAAATTATAGATTGTTGACACAATAAAAAACATCACGTTCCTGTTTAAAGGCTGTGAAAGCCTCGTAACATTCCCCGTGATGTTGTCTCTTGTTAGTTTTGGAAGAGCAGCAAGAGATTGAGGCTTTCCTCTTTATACTCCGAAGCCCCGGAAGGAGTCGTAAATCAAATTATATCAAGAAACCCAGTCCTTTCAATTTTGTTATCCATTTCACGATGTAAGGGAAGAGCAGCAAGACAATGCCACCGAGAGCCCACCAGCACCATCGGGGAGTCTTGTACTTTACTACCTCGACGGGGTATGGTACTTGTATGCTGTCCGTCTTGGATATATACAGCGTATCGGTTCTGTCCTTGAACCTATATATGTACTTGTATTGGAACTCCCGTATCGTGTCTCCCGATTTCTCGATGAAAACACTGTCCCGCATGTATATGGAATCGAGCTGCACACGATTCAGATACACCGTGTCGCTCTTTGTCGTTTCCACAGGAACATACACATGTCTGGTACAACTCGTCGCAGCCAAGCCGGCCAAAAACAACAATAGGAATACGATATGTCTCATAGGCTCAGTATTTGTTTCCGGTTCTTCGATGTCGACACATAAGACACGTGCACCCAACTGTAATTGCTCTCGTCAATCAACTGGTCGAAGGGAAGGTTATCCCGAATCAACTCGAACAGCTTCTTGTTCTCCGTCTTGCTCCCTGCCGTTATATCCGCCGCCTCGCCCCTCATGTGCTGGCTCGTTTTCGCACCACCCACAGCGGCATTGAGTTTGGAACAACGATAGCCCGAATTGACGGTTATCGCCTTCCCGTACATCTCCCGCAGTGGGTCTAAAACATGGGTGACAAGGTTCGACAACGCAACCGACACTTCGGTCGTCGGGGTATTGTCTATACCCAGTTTATCGGCCGTCGAGCTCTTTGCGAGTTCTTTCATCGTGAAGTATTTCATATCCATTCTTCATTTTTGGCGACAAAAAAAGCGGTGACTTTTTTAGAATCACCGCTTGTAACGAATGTATGAGAGAGTAGCCTTAGGGTTAGGCTTATCCGTTATTGAAAATGGGACAAACGTAGGCCGAAGGCATTATCAATCCTCTCTCCTCAATTCATCGAGCCATTGTACTGGGTCGACATCTTTTAGACGAGGATAAGCCTTTTCGATTAAAGAATTTAAATAACTTTCATCGAATTTTGGAGAATAATCAGCCGGTATCGGAGGTTGAGAATCCGTATCGGACGAGTTCTGGACATAGGGGAATGAACCTTTTGTATCCATGTGAACAATGTTTATTTTTTTCGGTTCGGGAAAATACCCTTTAATACGATATTGGCTAAACCTAATACATTGATAGTTGTCGTAGCCAGTAGAGCTATCAATATTTCCGGTCCCAATGAAAATAATCCGATCCCGCAAAATACAAGAATGGCAATTACTATGAATAACCATATGGGGATAATCCACATGACCCATCTGGCCAAATGTTTACGAAATTGTGTATCTTGTGAATATCGCTCCCGTATTTGTTCGGATAAATTCTTGTCGTCTATATCGCCCAAATTTGAGTCGGGAGAAATATGGACACCATTCTCACTACGTAAATCCAAGCCGCTAAAAGAATCTTTCTGTTTAGTCATGCTTTGGGAGAAATTAGTGTCTTAAAATACTCTTGGATATAACTATCCGGGATTCTATCCCCCCAGCTGAATGAAGGCTGCTTAACGGTCCTATCCCACGGAGAACCGGGCTTGTGAGACCATTCCGTCAGATAGGCGGCAGTTTTAGAACCATAGCTGCCAAAGACCAGTTTCATCAGAGATTCCATTTCGGAATCACGGGCTATTTTTTCAAGGTTTTCATCAGAAAGGGAAATTTCGGAAAAATCTTTTTTTATCAATCTGTTTCGAGTAGTCGGGAATACAGGTCCATAAGGCCAAGCCTGCGGGTGTTCATTCGTGAGGCGTTCATTTTTCACGGAGAGATACACGCCATATGCGATATACAACAACTTTTGAAGTTTTGTCATGTTAATGAAAAACTTATTCTCGTTAGCAAACGCAATGATATAGTTCGCTACCGTAACGCTATCGTATTTGTAAGTATCGTTTATCATGCCATTGCAAAATAACAAAAAATATCGTGATATACAAATATTTCTTATACTTTTTTACGAAATCAAACGGTGATTCCAAGAAGTCAAAGAACGCTTTCCCGTCGCCGGGTTATAAAAATTCTTTTTTTTCGTCAGGCAATCCAAACCTCGATTTGAATCACCAGCCCGCCCAGTATGGTTACCAGCAAGTCGGCATACGACCAAGCCCCCGGCTTCCTCCACTCGTCGACAGCCTCCTTGATACAGCTCGCTATGGCAGAGAACAGCACACAATATTCCGCCGTCGCACCTATCACGATGGCGAAGAAAGAGGCGATGACACCTCCTGCGATAAAATGCAGCAGCTTGTCGTGGGGAATAGACAATAACAACCCTTTGATTCTTTCCAAAATTTTCTTCATATTATTCGTTATTTAATCGGTGATAAAAATCGAGCTTTATACGGTCATAGACAGAAACTACATTCGTATATGCCCGCCCGTTATTCACATTCCCAGAATACACCTCGCTTGTAACTACCTCTGCCACCCATTCTATCCATTCGGGATTGGTATAACATGAAAGACGTTTACCACGATAGGTAAAGTAATCGAAACGGCTGTTCCTGTCCTCGTACTGGTTCGTCAACAAAGTATGTATCTTACCGGAGGTTTTCTCCTTGTCGGCGATATGGTTCTCGTCCCTGACCTTCTTGATGATTCTGCAAACCCTTTCGACGGCCAAATCGAAATACACGTTCGATATGTTCTTTATCCGAAGCTGCGTTTCCGGTCTAAGACCTTCCGATATGTCGGACAACATGTTATTCTGGTCGTTCGTTTTTTCAATAAGCTCTTTCAGGGATTCGCCGTAATCCTCCATGCTCTTGGTGATAATCGACTTGAACCACTTGAAGCAGGCCACCATCATCATGGCCGACAACACCAAGAAGAATGCTGCGGTCATCACCAAGAACCCCTGTTCGCTTATCCCTCTGGCTACCTCCGTAGCCTCGTTTATCCCTCCCATATCAATGTTTCTGTTTTTCGATTAACAATCTGGCTTCCTCTTTGCAGGATTCCGCATAGGCGTTATAAGCCTCGAACTCCTCTGCTTTCGTATCTCTTTGCCGAAGTATCGCCAACTCCTCCGACAAGGTATATTTCCGACGAATCAATCCGTTTACCGTTTCTCCGTAGTCCATTGGTACGGGAGGTGTTTCCATGCCGTCCTCCGTCGCTTCCGGTGCGTCCTCGTACTCATAGACTATCGCCCCGTACCGGTAATACATCACGGGTATTTTTCCGGGTATCTCCTCGGGAGATGGGATAATGCCGACATCTATCAACTCTTTTCTCTCATTGTCGGCGTATATCCCTATAATCTTCTCGTTTTTAATATCTATATACATAATTATTCAATTAAATAGGATTGATTATTTCAATCTGACGCCTTACGCCGGTTCTTGAAGTAGAAAGGTTGGCGGCAAGTAACATATCTGGATCGTTCGACATGAAAATATAGGCATTGTTGGTAATAGGTCTATAAAACCCTTCGTTTGTCGCACTCAAAATATTCGTACTTACAATGGTATCTGGTGTTGTCATACTATTTCCGTAAAATTCGGTGGTGTATGGGAAATTTTGATACGAGTTCCTTACACCGATATTTTCGGCAGAGTAGGAGTTATCTCCTCCGTCCGTCAAATGAACTGAATGTCTATACGGACTTTTAATAAAGTTAATATATAGTGTTTTGAAATTTATGTTATGAATATATGTATTCTGAGATGTTGTAATTTGTGTGTTATTTGAGAAGGCCAGCTCTATCGAGTACATATTATTATCTTCATCTACAATCTTGATATGGTTTTTGGCAGAAATCCAAACAAGTGCATACTTCACACTTCCATCTGGCAGGGTTATCCATCTGTCCCCCAATACGGGAAAGGATACGGCAGAGTCTATGGAATCGATAATTTCTACCGACTTGTCCTCCATCGAACACCGGAGTATCTGTTTATTGATATTGTCGAACCCGTATATATAATCCTTTGTAATTAAGACTTCTTTGTTTTTAAATGTACCGTATACATACAAAACTGGAATAGGTATCAGCTCTTCTGAAATGAAAGCACCGTCTTCATCATTCAGTTTTATAAGCCAAATACCTGAGTTTCTGTCATTATATTTCGTGCATGTGATATATACGGTATCATCGATTACTCTTAATTGCTCGGCTGAGTTATGCCATTGTGTTCCATAACCCTCCAATTTGACGTCCCAAAACACTTCGTAAGTGTCCAAAGAAAACTTCAAGCACCTGCCCATCGTAAGCAGGTAACAAGTCTTGTCGTTTTTTATATCTTTGAATCCTATATACCTTAAATCTGTGGCTTCAAGAAAAGCATGGGAAATGTAAAAACCATTCTCTTTGTATGCTATACTTTCTGCCGCTTGGTTCGCTTTATCGGCTGCCGCATTAGCGAGAGTTGCCGAGTTGTTCGCTTCCGTTGCGGCATTCTCCGCATTTCCCGCCGCCGTGTTGGCGTTCGATGTGGCTGTGTTTGTATCGGAAATAAGCCCTTCGAGCGTAGTTTGCATTTGGGAAAAACTCGTCTCTCTTAGAGCTTCCGCTTCGGCTCTCTCACTCTCTGCCGAGGCACGGCCGCTTTCAGCAGATTCCCGTTTCGCTTCTTCTGCCGTCAACGTGACACCGAGAACCTTTATATCCGTGACCGCCTTGTTTGCCTTTTCAGCTGCTTGATTGGCGACTGCCGCCGCCTCTGTCGCAGGACGTTGAAGCTCGGCGATTTGCTCCGGTGTAAAATCGTCGTAGGTAAAAGGGTCTCCCTTGTCACCTTTTTCACCGGGCAAGGCAACCATTTCTTTCACCACGGCGGCATCGGGCACTACCACCTGCTCATGAACGATTATGCAATCACTATCTGCCATATCACTTGATGATTATATTGGTTTTGTAAACATCGCCATAGTCCCATTTGCCGTCATCGAAATCGGCATCCTTTATCCAGTAGTGCCTCTCGACCGTGAGCAAGCCATATCGGAAAGTCCCGGAATTGAATATGCCGTACAGCACGCCGTCACGGAACACACAGTTTTTACGTGTCTTTCCGTCGTAGCTCACTTCGCAACAACAACCGGCCTCGTCCTTGTAGATGAACTTAAACTTCTTCGTCTCGGCATCGATCGGGCTCCCATTCTTGTCCTCAAATCCAATGGTAAACTTAATATCCTCCCACGAGTATTTCACTATGGGCTCTTTTCCACTCATCGCTGCCATCGGATAATGCGTTGAACATTTTTTCCACTAATGCTTTTGTCTCCTCGACCGTGGAGGTCATGGAATAGACATTCATGTTAAAACTGCCTTGCCCGACAGTGACATGGCCTTTTTCCACACCGTTTTCCACAATTCGGTAATTGACCGCTTGCAGGGTTTCCACAGTCTCTTTTCCGTTGAACGAACGGCTGATGTTTTCGCTGATTTTTACTAACTCAATCATAATGTTTTGTATTTATGGTTAACTGATAATCCCGCTGTCGGGAATGTCGAATGTCACGTTTTTGGATAGTGAGTCGAGTTGGACGCCGGCCTCGCCCGACGAGGAGACCCCATACACGGAACAGGTCAGGTAATAGGTATGGGCTCCCGGTGGAAGGTCCGGATGTATCGTCCCCAAAGGGATATTCAAAATGAGAATCCCTGCTCCCTTGTATTCGTAATCATATATCGCGAGGAATCCGGACCCCGAAATGCGGAAGGTGTATTTCTCACCCACCGGAGGATTTCCGTTCGGAAAACTGATACGCACCTGAAAGTAACTCGAAAGAAAAGTGAAATCCACGATTTTAATCGGGGTATATGTGCTGTTTATCTCGGCTGTCATGGCTATCGATGTGGGTATGGGGAAATAATCCGCCACGGTGATCTGTTTGTCGACCCCTGTCCAGTATTCGAACGACTTCTTATCGATAAGGAACAATGTCACCTTCAAATTCGTCCCTATCGAATCCTCCCCCGGAAATGTGTCGCTCTGTCCGACAGGAAGTATCGGCGGAGTAGTACCGTCACTGAAAAACTTGACCTTGAAAGCGGAGTACCACACATTGCCCACCCGCAAGGTGGTTACGGTATTTGTCGAGGTATTTGTCAGCAATCGGGCAAAACTGCTTCCATTTCCATCGGTTGCCAAAATAGCCGGGTAATAATCGCCGATACTCTTGTCGGAGGCCAGCGACAGCCACGACTCGACGGGTACGCCGGTAGGATTCACCGAAGTGTCGTAATAGTTGATGTCGACAAAAAGATACGGCACGTCCGCACTGATTTCGTCAATTTTGCTTCCGGTAAGATTGGGTTCCGCATTGTGGTCGTAGCCGTCGAAATCGCTCAGGCGGCAAAAATCCGTCCCCGGATGCGGATACGCCACATAATCGAAAGAGGTATCATGGATAGCGACGATATTCGTGCCGTGCGGTATCGTGGCTTTCAAGCCATAGCGTATGCCTTGATTCTTATCCGTCTCGCTTCCTTCCCATTGATCGACGTATGTAGTGACCCCGCCGGATTGCTGGGGATAGTTTTCGGAAAGCGGTGCAGCCTGCGGATAGCGCACCGGTTTATGCCGGCTCCACTTGTTGATACGTCCCGGACGGCCACCCTGCAACAGGGGTCGTTCGAGGGCAACGATGTCGGCCACGTCCCATACCCCGTTCTTCGGGTATATTCCCAGCAGGTTATAGGGGTCGGTTATCGCTACCGGAGCTGTTATCTTGTTTTTATCGATGGCCATAGGCTCACTTTCCTCCTTTCCCTTTTAATTCGGACAATTCTTTTTTCAATCGTTCTATATCTCCCATAAGGGCTTTAACCAGACGGGCGGTCTCCTGCGTTGCCCCGGCGATGGTGTTGATATAGTCGGGCGACAGGTAGTTCAGAGCCCCGTAACCGTCCTCCGTTTCGTAGGCCATCGATGGCAATACCTCTTTCACCTTTTGATAGATCAGCCCCGTATGGGCTTCCCCGTCCACGCCGCCCTTGTTACGCTTCCGTGCTTTTTCGGTGTATAGAAAATCGCATACCCTGCCCATCGCCAAGAGCCTGTCGGTATAACTTCGGGTGTAATCGAAATCTCGCTTCAAACGTTTGTCCGAAGTCGTTAGAGCGGTGACCGAGCCTTGTGCCGAGATATTGCCTTGCGACGATATATCCCCTCCGGCCGTGATGTTACCGTCCGACGTGACACTCTCCTTTGACCTTATGTTATTTGTCGCCACAATCCTTCCGGCGGAAATGGATACAGACTTACTACCGGTCGAAAGGTTTATACTCGTAGCCCTGATTACATTCGCTCCATCGATGTCTCCATCCATCGTTATATCCCGAACTCCCGACAGACTTCCGGACACATCGTTCGTTCCGTCAAATGGATTTCCCCAAAACAGGCGATAGTTCTTGAGCCTGTCAGCTGCGATGGAATCGTTATCCGTCAAGGCGACAGACGGGGTAACCACGGTCAGCTTGCTTACACCGTCTGTCGGCATGGGAGACAACGATATGCTCTCCACACAGTTCTCGCAAGTCCCGTTCAATGCCCCGTATGTGTTATAGACGAATATGGAGCAGGTCTGGTAATCCGTCTTGGCCGAAACCCAAAAACACACGTGTCCCCCGTACAAGAACACCTTCACGTCACCCAAATCGTCACCGAAATGCGTACCGGCCGTAGCCGTAAACTCGACATCGTTCGGGGCATAATTGTACGCCTGTACGATCGTATTGATAATTCGTCGGCTATAATATCCATTTCCAATCAAATGCAACGTCAACATAGCCGCCTCGGCCTCCTCGACTTTCGTGCGAATCAGCCACCCGTTTCCGGTGGCTGTCTCATACATGCCGCCCCTTTTATACAGGAAAGCCCCGTTGTCAAGCCCGTTCAACTTTTTCGCATTGTCCGATTCGACCGCACGTCCGACTGTCAGCCCCGTATATGTACCGCTCACGTTGTTTATCTCCGAGAGCGAATAAGTAGGCTTGTTCGGCTGCCGCACCCAATCGTACAGGGTGATGCCTTTGGTGACAACGATACCGAGGGCTGTCTTGCTGACGGCCGTCACCACATTGCCTGTACCTATCGTAGATGCACCGGCATTGGCGAGCTTCCAAATCTCGTTGATGGTGTAGGCGTTGAAAGTATCCGTCATCGTGGTGTTGTCGAACGCCCCGCCCAGATCGTCGAACCCATACACGAGCTTGATGAGCCCTCCTTCACCACCGCCACCCCCTTCCCCACGCCATACACCAAGAGCGGATATTCCACCCTGTGAATACACATTAAATTTCGAGTATATCGTATTTTCCAACTCTGTGTCGAATTTCCACATATCGTTAATACGGGCAAATCCTTCCTGCATTTGTTTTACAGTCCGTTGATACGATTGTTGCAGGGAAGCCGTCATATCATTGATGGCAGAAATCAAGTCGATATTCTTATTGGCAGATGCAACCTCTTCTTTCAGTTCTTGCGTATTCCCTTTTATTAGGTTGTTCCCGATGGTAATAGTCTGTTCGCAAGGATAGTCGAGTTTGGTTGTAAGGCTTATAACACGAGTAACATATGAATATCCTGCGTTTATGTATTCGACTTTTCTTCCTATGGATAAATCAGGATTGTTTTCATCGAACACCACAGGATTAGATGAAAACTGGTAGTTGTTTTGGTCGGAAGAAAGCCGTTCTATTTCTTCGTTCATAGCTGTTTCCAGCCGTATGTACGCCGAATCTGTATATTCTTCCGGCATTTTGACGTTGAATAGGATAATATCGTCATTTTCCGACGGTATAAGTCCCGTAATAGCAGGTATAATATAGTTACCTTCTTCCTCTTTATATTTAATCTCGAAATCTCCTTTTTTGACTTCGAAGCTTATGCCGTCATCACTCGTTATTGTTTTACTCTCATCGTGGTATATAAGCTCAAATTCCATACCTTGCAAAGCCCCCGATTGGAAATGTACCGAAGGTTCCTTATTTGGTATACGCATACCATTCGGATTTTTTTCTTCGTCATAAGGGGAATTGTCGAAGTTAAATTCCGGTATTTGAAAATACCATATCGCATATTGGTCGTATATAGGGTCTCCATTTTCATCTGTGCCTATCTGTATTTTATCATTCGTTTCCGAGTCTATACGCCACATAAGGCGGAATCTGACATCTGATATGGAGAGTTCCGATGAAGGGTATATATCATCGAACAGGAGGATTTTGCTAAATATCTCTCCCTGTTGAAGGTTTGGTCTTATATCTTTATATCCGTTCGGATATTTTTTAGGGTCAAGAGTCAGCCGTTTGTTGACCAAATTGTTGACATTAGCACCTTTGTATTCCTGTACGATGTTTCGAGTTGACCCGAATGCGTAAAATCGGGTATAATACCCATCTTTTCCCTCCGTAACCGAAGGTGTATTGATGTTTTCACCAACTTCGAGAGAAACAACAGCTCCATGTTCGGATTTCGACAGATGAATAATCATGGAATCTTTCTCAACCCACCATTCTGTATCAAACGCAGATGCTATACTGTTCAAGGAAGACAATATGTCGATTGATTGGAAAGACAAAGAAGTGGAAGCGTTAAGAGAAGAATCTACGGCGTAAGTCCATGTATCTCCGGTTTCGTTCTCGATAGCCTTGCAAATAACACTCATGAAATTGGCCGGGTTATCGGTAAGAGACCAATCCGGCTCCCGATTCGTTATCTCGTTATTCTCATCGTAAGAATACATGAAAAAAGGCACTTTACCCCATGATATAAATTTCGAATGAAATTGTGGTTTGTATTGAAATTCGACCTCGTTCTTTTGTTTTGGATTATATGGCTCCAAAAGAGAATATTTCTCACCATCGAGTATGATATAAGCCCCTACCGGAATCTCTTCATTTTGGTCCGAGTTCCACGACAATTCTACATAATCGGATTTCATCAATTCCTCTACATGAACACATTCTTCTGTTATAGGAACTGATAAAATAGTATCTCCTTGTATGTTTTTAATGTCTATCATGATGGTTTCGTATATCTTCATACGATTTCAGTCAAAGATAATAAAAGTGTATGAAAAACATGTACTTTTTTATGAATTTCTATCTGCTGGATTATATTCGACAAGTTTTAGAGAAAATCGTGCTATTCCTCTCATGAATTGCGTAAATTGATTGCATGAAATATAGATTGTTTTGTAAGTAATATTTGGTTGATACTTTGTTTTTATATTTATTATGCCTGTTGCCAACTCTTCACAAAAGTTGTTGTATCTTGAAAAGAATTCTTCTTCCGTTTTTGCCGTCAGGTTAAAAGTTAAAGTGATATTTCGTTCATCGATTTTAGGATTAGAGGACAGGACTCGTTTGCCATGTTCTAATCGAGACTTGTTTTCGATGAACTCTTTTAAAGGTGACGGTGTCATTAAGGAGGAAAGAGATGATGTATCCATACTTATACCCCAAGTTGTATAGCAGTCTTTCCCATTTATGTAAAACTCTCCCGATGCCATTTTATTTAAGTATAACTGAAGTTTTGTCTTTATTTTTTCTAAATTTTCGGTAAGACGTGATAAAAGGTATATTTTACCCAATGTGGCAGGGTATAAGTAGAATTGCATTTCTCCTATATGGAACTCATAAGGTCTTTCCATGATAGTATCTGCAATATCCATTTCTATTATTTTCCCTTCTTTGTCCATGCAAAATAAATTATACTGAGCGCAACTGTGGGGTCGAACCACAACTTTATACATGGAGTGTATATGTGCTACCGTTACACTAGATACGCAGAACACGTGGGTACGAAGCCCCCACGTTTGGCTCTATCTACAACCTATTGAATTATCCACCAACACTTGGATTAGGAGCTACTTCGAATTTATCACCGTCTCCAGACTCATCTTCAGGATCGCATTCAATTTTACTGATGTTTCCACCAGATTCCGTCACGATGATTTTACCCCACTGAATTTGTTTTTTATCGGCGGCTGCTTTCAAAGCATCAAAAGTGTATGCCCAAACACCACCGTCAGCAGAAGTAAAAGTGTCTTCGACGGAAACTGTCGTTTTCTCCATGCAGAAGCCTTGAACTTCTGGGTCTTCCGGTTGAACAACAACGGCATAATTGTGTGCAACAACACCATCGCTATCACTTACAGGACGCTTACGTCCTTTTGCGGCACGAATGTTCAATGCCAAAGCATAGGTATTCTTTCCATACTTTACATCCTCATTTTCGCCTCCTTCGATTTTTGCTTCTTGTTTATCTCCTTTTGTTGTTGTCAACTGTGTAGAATCTTCCACAGGGGTAGGTAATTCCTCCCATTTAGGAGCAGAAGCATCCAAATCTTTTATAAATACACGGGGCTTACCCCATCCTATTACTGCCATGATATACCTAATTTATATTAAAAATTTATTCGTTATTTATCTCTATGTACAGTTTGTTATTAATGAAATGCTCTGTATGTCCGTCTTCAAATGAAACTCCTGTTGAATCAGTTTTTTGACTGCATTGTGATGGAACCGTATGATATTCGTCTTTTCGTATAGAGAATAAAAACTTCGATAGTTCGCATAATTCACGAATTCGGATTGAATCTTTTTCCCATATTTTGGCTTCAGAGTCCCATAAGTCTTTGACATATATATTGATATTCACATAGGCTCGTTGTATTTGCCCGCAACCTTCATTTGCAAGAACAGATATGACTATATCTTCTTTATCAGATTTGTTGGGCCTTCCTCTGTCACTCAATTTACCGGAGACATTACATTCGAGTTCTGTACCTTTAATTTTGTGATAAACGAACTTAGCTATTTCAATATCGGATTTCATTATTTCGCAATCTGTCTTTTAAGTTTTTCAAGCATCAATGGAACTTGTTCTCTTGCCCAAAGTTCGGTTGATGCAAGTACGTCTTTATTATCCATCGCTTCTACAAATTCAGCATAGTTCATTCCGGCGACTACGATAAGTACATAGTTATTAGAATATCTTTTAGCAAGTTCTTCCGCTAAGTCTTTACCTGTTTTTACACCTTCTGAACCTTGCATCACTTGGTTGAAAGTTGAGTATTGAATGATGTTCTTATTATGAGCAATCACATATCCAACCGAACTACGCAAGTTGCCTGTTTGGTCGTACCAACTTTTTATCACCTGCTCTATCACGAATTTTTGTAACGCATTGTTCGCCAAGTTTGGATAAAGCACGAATAGTAAGACGCTCGACACGCTCTGCTTCTCTCATGAGCATGTCATGCACTTCGCTTAGCTTGGTGGTCATTCTTATACCCATAGTTTACATTGTTTCTGGTAGCGATGGAAACCTTTCACACTAAACTCCCTTTCAATTCCTTCAAGCAGATGTATCTTAATCCTGTCACCTATCATGAATGTTCGACAATTTGCACGTAGATAAACTGTATATGAATAGCTTCTTACAATACCATCGTCAAACTCTTTTTCAGAGGCTTTACCAGCAGGAACTGCGTCGCATTCAATACAGCCTTCCCAGTTAGTTTCTCCTTCATGATAATCACCGTTGCTATCCTCGTAACCATCTTTTGATACGAGGTACTGCAATCTGTGTGGATATAGTCTTATTACTGACATATTACAAAAGGCAGTCACCTATATATACCATTGGCTTTGCCTCCAACTCTACCGAAGGTTCACCAATGGCATTATAGATTGAGTTAACACGTAACAGAATACGTTCTTTGTCTTTATCTGATAAAGAACCGAAAGACTTGTCTGCTTCAGAAAAATTGATAGACTGAACTAAAGACCAAAGACAGTCAGCCAAAGCTCCCATATACTCCTTTGAGTTCATTGTATCTGAATCGCAATCACCAACTGGATTGAGTTTGCGTTTTATCATCACATTCTCTACAAAACCTTCTGGGATAGGGTAATGTATTTCGTCTATAAGAGCTTGCTGAATTGTCTTCATGGCTTAACTATCTCAATTTGTTGTTTTATATGATTCAACAGCTTTTTTGAGCTTAGCTTCATCGGCATCATTCAATTTGTTTACAGCAGCAATTAACTTATCGTCTGGAATAGTCGTCGATAAGTTTTTACCGGTTATTTTATTGAACTCTGCGACGAAGTTTGCTTTTATGTAAGCTTGTCCCCAAATGGTGATGTTCTTATCGGTAGAATCTTTTCCCTCTTCGGTAGTGTCAATCGTTTGAGCCTCTGAGATGTCAAGGGAGTAGATTTGGTCTACGTTTTCAATAACAGGGAGGACTAATGCTTGACCACTTGTAAATTCCTGCAAAGGATCATTTTTAGAATACTTGCTGATAAGTTTGTATTCATCTACCGTGGAATAAATTACTCCTGCTACGGGATTAGTAACTTCTGCAAGTGTGCCCCAAACCAATGCGCCAACTTCTTGTGTAGTAAGGAATATTAGTTTGTTCGCATTCCACGGTTTGTACGGAATGCGTTTACCATTTTTCTCAGAAATGACTGTACGGTCAATCTTTAAGAATGTAATTCCGTTGTTGTCATCGGCAAATGCTTCGTCAAACAATGTAGCAGTAGGAACAGGTAACTTAGTGTTGCTGTCGAATGTCTGACCTCGATAGTTGGCAACCAATTCTTTTGCCCATTGTTCTTGTCTCATTTTATTGTAAGTCGATAACGAGATTGCTATCGTTGTAATTGAGTTACCATCTGCGTCAGCTTTTGCAATAACACGCTTTATGTCATCAGAAGAAATAGTTCCAGCTGTTTCTACACCAAAGCTATTTTGCGGTAAATAGTTGAAATTTATGCGCAATCCAGTTCCTGTATTGTTTTCATCTTCAACGATTACAACTCCATCAGATAAAGCAGTTAAAAAGTTTGCTTCGTTCTTTTCATCGATACCAACAGAGCAAGCTACCGCATCGTTGGTTAGCTTGTTAGCTATATTAGTGAACGCAGCTCCTTGAGCTTTCATGATGTTGATTGTGTTGATCTGGGTCTCACGAAGAATTTTTTTCATTCCGACCTTTGGCAATGTACCATTTGCGTGAGCAATGGAGTCTCTCATCTTGGGAGGGAGAGGTGAGTCCATTGCTACCATGTCGGCCGCAACATAAGTTGTGTTAACTGATGCACTTTCCCACTTTTGGTCTGCGGAATATTCTTTGCGAAGCATTGTCTTGTGAAGATATGTAAGCTGATTGCCTCGCTTACCATTGATTCTCTCGATGATGGTTTGAAGTTTCGGGAAAATCTTTTTGATGTATTCAATAAATAGTGATTCTTTCATTTTTTACCTCCTTTCTACATTAATCGTGTAAGAATACAAGAGTTGGCAATGCCGTTTTCATAGCCGATTTTATGTCGTCTATGGGGTATGGACTCGCCAAATCATTGACTTCGCCACTATACATAATACCAACCAATGGTTCACTAGTTGGTTTTGTACATACAACTACTCCTACATATTCATGAGAACCGGGAAGTGAGTCGTATCCATCGCCAGATGATTTTACGGGCATAGGTTTGTACGTGTCTGTTGACGGATCACGAATAACAACGTGCCCGGCTTTAATAACCGGAAGGTTATAATTTGATACGTCAAGAGTACGACCTCCGATAATGCCAGCTACATAATGCCGAATTACGACAGAATCCATTCCGGCATTGAGAACTTCCATTTCGCTTGATAAATTTGCTGTTGCACCCATTGTTACAATTTCTTTTTTGACTTAGAAAGTGTTGACTAAATCTTCAACTTCTTTGTCGGTTAATACTTCGTCTTGTTTACCCGAACCTTTACTTCCGGCAGCAGGAGGGGTTGCCAATGTTGCCAAACCTGCATCTGCACGCTCTTGATTGTAATTCTTCAGGTCTTCCTCAACATCTGAATAGAACTCCTCGAAATCGTCGTCACTTTCAAAGTTCATCTTAGAGAAGCTTTTCAAGGTACGTGAACCGAATGTTCCAGTGTCTTTCAGCAGGGCTTCAAGTTTGGCTTTACGCAAGTTAGAAACTTTTTCACCTTCCAATGCTGCAAAACGGGCTTCCTGTTGCTCTCTGAAAGACTTAAACCATGCGGGTTCTTCGTCTTGTTCATTTCCTTTGCTGTTGGGATTTTTCTTGTTTGAACCAGCTGGACGATAGCCGCCTTTTGACGTGTCATCGTCAACGTCGTCATCATCATCTTCTTCTGATTCGGGGTGTTTTTTCTTCCATTCGTCAAGCAAACGGTTGGCTTGCGACTGGCCGAAAGTGAGGTAAGGGAGAACCGCTTCTATCTGCTCGTCGATTTCTGCGTTTACATCCTCTTCTGAGGCATCTTCTGCGGATTTCAGGTTATCGGCAATCTTGGCGGCGATACCCTTCAATTCCTTTGCGTTGAACCCTAACGCCTTCGCTTTAAGTTTCAACCTTACGAAAACTTGCTGTTGTCTGTTCATTTCATTTAGGTTTAAACAAAAAAATAGTCTGCGTAGCAATGTAGCCAGCAGACTATTCGCATCTTCTTTCAGATGTGTCTCCGCCTAAACGGACAAACAGGTGTTTACGACAAGTCGGGTGGCGTACATCTTCATACGCTTTTTGCAAATATACAGTAAAGTATATGAATTTCATACACTTTTCAACATTATTAACCTTTGAGGGCTATTATACGACTTTCTAAGGCGGTGAATCGTAAGGCAGTATAAAAGATACGAAAAGTAAGCACATATGTAAATATTGTTAAGTATCTTGGTATCTATTGAAATTCATTTTATCTGAATCATAATAGAGCTAATGCTTGTGTTACAATCGGTGTTAGTTGATTTGCTGCTATTCCCGTAGCAATACCTTGTATAGCGTTCAATGCCAATTTTAAGGTTTTCTTACCCCAAGATGGTTTATTACACTCTTCTTTTATCGTATCAATTGCCATTTTTAGGTCTGAATTATCTATATCACTTGCTTTTTCTACAAGCTGAGAGATTACACTTTGTAGTTTTTCTTTTTGATCTTGGTCTGATATATATAATGTAAGATCACTGTCTGAAATATTTCCTGTATTGACATTACCATCTCCTGTATTAGCTACTACTGAATTAATATAATAATTATTCATAATATTACTTATCACTTTTTGTCCTTCAATTTTCGAAAAATTAATACCTGCATCAATTTTTTCATCTAAATCTAGAAAAAATGATAACAGCTTTGACTTAAATTTATCAACAATACACACCAATGAAGACACAGAGAACTCCTGCCATACTTTTTCTACATTCCCAGAAACATATTTGTTTACTTCGGTATATGCCATGGATGGAGAATTAATAGATACATTTCCAGTTTTTTGGCTACTGCCTATATTTTCTATTTCGTTTAGTGAATGAACAATGCACACATGACTCATGCAATCATTTATGATAGCATTATCAAAAATACCTTGAGGAATTATGATGTTTTGATACATTCCCACAAATGGTTGTGAAACATTGGCCTTTACAATAGCATTGAGAATTCTATAATCTGGAAGGTTTTTTGCATCTGGATATCCATTTTGTTCGTTTCTTATCCACATTTCAAAGTCATTATTACCCAATTTGGATGCGACTATCTGAGCTTTCAATAATATACCTTTAATCGGCTTATCATCGCCTAAGTCTTGAATGATTTTGTTTATTATCTCTTTCATAAGCATTATTTCATTCGAAAAATATTCATAGGAATAACCTTCGGTTTACAGACAAACCAATTAATAAAATCAGCCTTATTAATGCGCATCACACTCATTAAATCCTCATCGGTATATCCTAATTCGTTTCGATACAAATTTAGTGTTTCTTCCCACATCGTAGGATGTTCTACAGGAAGAGGTATTGGTTCAATTCTACTATATCCTTTTTTGGAAAAGTATATTTGCAAATTACGATACTGCTGATATGTAATAGCGTCCAAGTCCCTAGCCCTTCTAACTAAAGCATGCATAGATACTCGCCATTTTCTTTTGAGTATACCTAATATTTGTACATTCAAATTTTGCAACATTGGAAAAATTTCCTCCTCTGGCATTAAAAATTCTGAAGCAAATTCATCCGCTTGACGTTCTGCATCATCAGAAGAACAAGGCGGATTTTCTAAATGCATCACCAAATGTCCTAACTCATGAGCCATTGAGAAGCGAATTCTGTCATTAGGCATTTGATTGTTAATAAACATTACTTTCTTATCGGAATCTGTTATTGTTGTTAATCCATCTATTTTATCGGTTCCAAAATCAAAACGAATAATAATAACACCGTTATTTTCAAGCAATGTTGATAAATTGGGAACTGCACCATTGAAAACTTTTAGTTTATATCGTATATTACGAGCAATTTCTTTAGCTGACAAATTTTCATTTGGGATATAATTACCTAAAGTGTATTCTGGCAATTCAACAGCAGACATTAATTCATCAATGATCGCTTTAAAAATCTTTACTTTGGCAACAAAAGAATCTATTATTTTATTTGTAACAGTAAGTTTCTTTCTATAATAGAGATGCCCTAGTGGAGAAATCCCTTCACTACGCATAAAAAATGTTTCGGGAAAATCGTAGTATTTACACAATTTTTCCATTATATCTCTTGGTAGCTCTTGAAGTCCGTGCTCGGCTTTCGATAAAGACGATTGAGATATTCCTACAGCCTCAGCAACTTCTTTTTGCGTTTTTTGCCTTAACAATCGAACTGTTTCAAGTAATGAGAAATTTATATTATTCATACAGCCTCTTTATTGTGGTTCGTTTTCTTAAATCTGGGTTTCTGTGCAACAATTTCTTTGTTTTCACTTTCTATTTCTACAACATCTACTATTTGTTGTGTCGGAATAGAATATTTCCATAAAGTGGTTTGTCCTTTAATATATTGCAGACTTAGCGTATTTATATTTTCCCTAAATGTATCTAATGTATATACTATGGAAATGACATGGCATCCTAATTCTTGATTTCGAATTTTATCCTCCTGCTTAGTCCTATTTCGAGTGCTATCTGCCAATTTTATGATAAAAGCATAACCTTGATATTCAAAAAATAATCGTTCATTTCCAGATATATTTGAAGTAAAAACAAAATGTTCTGAGGTCATCTGAGCAGAAAGTTCATTTTTTATTGCATTATATATATCTTCATGAAGACAATGAGATATTACGCTCATCGAGTTGAGCCCTTCGCGAAATTTTTCCTGTGTTTTACTTAAACCTGTTGTAACTCCAATTCTTAAACATTCTTCAAATTTATCGGTCAATACGGATGCTTTAAATTTATCCGAATTGAATTCATGTTCAGCAGGAAACACTGAGCATTGTATAATTTCTTTTGTCATAAATTCATTTTTTACTATTCATGACAACAAATATATAAAAAATATTCCATTTTCCGACAACATTCTATATTAAAATATTCTATCAATGAAAAAACATCTTGTTTTATAGACATATATGACACATCTATAGTAAAAAGGCTATGTAGATTGTGAGTGTACACCGATGTTTATGAAAACGCATGGTTGGAAATAGTCTAATTACTAAGACGAAATTCAGTTTTAAAAGAAATCCCCATATCTTCACAAATTCTGAGAGTGAATTAAAAGTTTATAGTCCGAACACAGCCAAATGTTCAGGTGTTTCATTTGGACTTTCTTTTATTGTACCGATTATAAGCTCTACGTCTTCTAATTCTATAAACCCTAAATATTTCCATATACTGAACTTGTCAGCACTTGCACTTTTTAATTTTGAACAATCCACAAAAGAATCATATTCAAGAAAAGAATATTTTGAACATTTTATAGGCATCTGCCAATCTCTAACAGATTGGGGAACATGCTGATTGATATTGGAATTTATGATTACTCCACCATATATGTTGCCGTCAGAATCAAATCCAAGTACGATAAAGAACTTGTGACGTGAAATATCTCCTTTCTTTGGGATTATGCCATTTTTCTGATTCATTTCAATACGAAAGACATTGCCCACTTTAATTGTGTTTCGGGTAATGTCTTTCATTGAATCTTCATCTAATAAATCAGATAGTTTTGTCATGACAATGCGTCTTCCAATTCTATTTGTTCCTTTATATATTCAAGTGTAGCCTCATCAGCACCTGAAGCCTTAGCCATACTGATAGAAGATATTGCTTTTGATCCTGTCTGATTGTATGCTTCATACCACGCACTGTCATGCGACTTATTTTTTAATTGGCTAAAAGTAAGATGAGCGTTTTCCTCTATCGAAGCGTTTAATGCTTCTATTTCAGATTGGGAAATATAATTCATATTTACTTCCGCCTTTGGCAACAGGACATTTGGAGCATCTTTACCGGCAAACTGGACATTGTCTGAGAAGAGCTTTAGCAAATCGGTGTTCGGAATATCGCCTCCTTTTACAACGTCATATAAATATGTGGGTACAGGTCCATAGTCAAGGGCGTAGAAACTATCCGATGTGATACGTGCTCCCCATTTTTCTAAATGCTTCAATTCTGCAAAATACAAAATCTTGAACAAGTGGTAATAGTCAATACCACCTGTTTTTTGTAACACATATAGTGCTATTTGGATTAATTTTATTTGTTCGTATTTTGTCATTTTGAATGTTTATATGCTGCAAATGTATTTTATAAACGACATATATACAAGCATAAATAGGTGAAAAGTATGTTTTTAACATATTAAACGGATAAATTGGTGAAAGATGTTTCCCCAAAAGTTGTAGCAGAAAAGATGAAAAGAAAGCGATGAAAAATTAATCTCACCGCTTTTTATATGCCTCAAAATAGACGTGTGTAAACAAATGCCAAATTAGAGTTGTACAAACATCAATTCTTTAAATCAAAGGAATTATCCGTATTTTATCGAGCAAGCCACAAACAAGGCCATAGCGCCGAATATGGCACTTGCTACTGCGATGATGGTAGTTATAATCCATTTCCAGTCTATGGGATTGCGCAAGTTAGGATTGGTGGCAAGATAAATTTTTCCATATTTCGTTATGCGGACATCTTCAAGTTCATGCCCTTCGTTCCATAGACCTTTGACAAGACCTAATCTTTCCAGCGAGTCTACGCACGAAATGAATATATGGTGCGGATAAGTGTTTGGGCAGACAATCCCGCTGCTGATTAAACGCAACACTTGCTTCTCCTGTTTTGATAGCTTGATTTGCTTCATGACCGTTTCTCTACAATGACAGCAAAAACTTATACGCTTTAAGATACTTGTTCAATCTCGGTAAGTCTTCCTCTATTATTTGGGGTAAACGGGTTACGTCCAAATTGTCCTCCAAGTCGTGCAGCTTTACTTGTCTTCCAATAGGATTCAATCTACACCGTTTTATGAAATCGTCATAGATCTCATCATCGTTACGAGTGCCAGAAAGTATAGCATCCACAATATTATGAGGAAAGCCTTCCATTAGTAAATATTCAGCAGTAACTTCGGTATCTTCTATCGTGTCATGCAATAAAGCTACTATGCGCTCCTCATCTGTTTTGCATCGGTTTGCCAAACGGATAGGGTGGAAGATGTAGGCTGCTCCAGCTTTATCGGTTTGTCCGCTATGGGCTTTGACGGCGATTTGAAGGGCTTTTTCTAATAGTGAATTTTTAGTACATGTCATATTCTGATTTGGGTATTTCTATACCTCCTAATATTATCTCGCAAACGGTTTCATTTGACTGTGATATTTCCTTTTCATTGCGTCTTCCTTTGTGCTTAATGAAAGCATTTGTCTTTCCATTTTCAAGAACAAGACGTATTGCAGATTCTTCAAAATCGTCTAAAATATAGACTTCTTCACCCGCTTGTAATTTTTTTTGTAGGATATTTGGGTTCATATTTATATGTAAAGATAATTATTTTTATCGGAAATGACTATAATATTCAATAGATTTTTCTACTATTTTTAGTGCTTCATTACTTGATTTATCGAGTATGCGCCATTGCTCATAATATTTATGTCCGAGACCACCTTCCATTCCTGTCTCATTATGTATTTCTTCCCAACGTTTTTTTCCAAGAATACGTTTCGCATCTTCCGGCCTTTCTTTTGCAAAAATCATACGTTCCGTATTAACCTGTATTTCCGCAGTAAGACCATTTGTGGTTCTTATGTTTACGATGTTTCCACTATATCCCATGAATGATTCTGGTTTTTGCCTTTTAAGGCGTAAAAAGCCTTCCGTTTTGTACAGTTCTTCTAACACATCTTCTATTCGGGACTTCGGAACGATTATGGTTGTTCTTACAGCACCTTTAATATCGTATGGAGTTATACCTTCTGTGATGACTTTTCTTGTGATAGAAGTTGTACTCTTGAAATTAATAGGCGTAACATAACCACCATTTTTTATTGCGATCCGTTCTGCTATGGACTGTACTTCATCTCCCACTGATGATGCTCGTTTTACAATTTCCGAAATGGAACTTTCAACTGTTATTTTCTGATAAACGGATTTATTATCACGCAAAAAGTATGGTAAAGTATTACGTTTTTTTGCTGTGCTGATGCGCTCTTGATTATCTAATACCCACTTTTTGAAAGCGTCCGGTACGTCTTTAACTTCGTTCACGCTTGCTGTCGTGGCTTCATTCCGACCGTCCCATTCCCAAAATTCTTCTTCGGTTTTTAGAATGGGTATCTTGTAACACCGGCAAAGGGGATGCCAACCGGTCCATTGGAAGTCTTTCGGGTACTTCCCAGCTAGTATATCGCAAATGTCTTGGAAAGGCTTTCCGTTACAAGTATGATTGTTGCTCAACTTGATTTCATATCCCACCACGAAGTCCATCTGCTGCCAGCGTAGATTTTCCGCTTGGCGGTATGCCATATTGATTTCGGAAGCAGCCAAACGGATAGAACGATACTCGCAATCCATTGCCCGTGATGCTTTTCCGAACCTTTCCTTGTAATCTTTTTGTAGTTGCGGGAAATCGAGCAGATATTTGGAGATTTGCTTACTTAATGTAATTGCACTCGTACCTTTTTGAATGGCACATGATATAGCTTCTTCAAGTTCTTGCTTGTACAGAGTCGATTGATTCCACAACTTATCTGATATGGTAAATCCTTTATCCTTACGTTGCTGAAACGCTTTCAATGCATCATTATTGGGCTGGTATAGGATTTCGTATTTCTCCTTTCCTATGGTTGCGCCATAAGTTTGCAATACTTTGTTGGCAAGAAGATCTTGAACTTCGTTGCTGTTTTTCCATTCTTCAGAAGTTCCACTATATATTACAGATCCGATGTCCTCAACGAACCGTTCTTGTAAGTCTCTTATCCGTTTCCTTGTTTGGGGATAATCCGACCACATAAACGTCCTATCACTATCAATGGTAAAATCGGTAATTCCGACTATTTTAGCCGCCTCTAAATTCAAATCCTCGTATATGGATTCCACAAGCATGACGTACTTGGCGAGCCGTTTATTCAGCTCGCCGTACTTGCGTTTCTGATTTGGAGTTTTTGGCTTTGCCATTGCGTATTATTTATTTTCAACCCTGTCAGGTGCTGGCATTTCCAATAAACGAATAGCTTTAATTGTTTCTTTACCCTCTAGTATTGCTTTACATAAGCGGTGGTATCCATCGGCGATTTGTCCTACATCATCAAGAATAATAGGATATTCAAGAGAACATTGATTCACTCGTTTGCACTGAAATATAAAACTATGAAGTTGATTACACTCAAACGGCTCTGCTGTCAAGTCAATATTCCATAAGGGCATATCAAGTATAGGGTATTCTTTTACTTTTGCAAAGTCATAGAGTGTTTGGGCTGTCCAAATTTTATCTCCACGGTGGTATTCACTTTCAGCGAAAGTCATATTATCAACTGGAACTTTCATTTTACTGTTCTTTCTTGATGTACACTTTGATTTCACCTCTCACATGGATCTCGTCCCCAACCTTGCAGACTGTATATTCAATCAAATCTTTTTGATTGATGGAGTTGATGATTGACTTGCGTATCTCATTCTTGGTTTCACAGACAAGCATTTCAACAGCCTTACGGTTGGACCACCCTTCGTCAACTTTCTTCTTCTTTCGGTAATCCTTGATTTCTTTTTTAGTCAGGACAAGGCAGACGCCAAGCTTCCTTGCTTCGTAGTTATCAACACTTTCAATATTGCTCAATCTTTCTTGTGGATTGATTTTATAAGATAACTTAATGAGCCACATTGATATTCTTTTTCTCATAATGTTTCAGTATTTAAATTGCTGACTCTCCGAATATATTATCGACCCTGCTTTGTGAAGTGATAGTCTCCTCTTGCCGTATCTGTTCCAATGTAGCCTGCGCGTCATTGCTATAACCTGCCTGTTGGATAGATTCAAGCTGAGACATGACTGGTTTTCCTCCATTAAGTTTCAATAAGCGATCTGCTGTGGCATCTTCATCTTGTTGTATGAAGGGGGTAATGATATGTTCAATCTCTATATTATCAATTTCGCTTGCCCATGATGTGTTCATGTGCTTCAAAAATTCTTTGATGACACTTGCCTCACGTTCGAAAAGCTCAATCCATGAGCCGCTTTCGTCTCCAACCTTTAAGTGTGCGTCGGTCAAAAGCATTTGTCTGGCATCGTAACCTATGTTCCCCAAAGACTTCATGTTGTCAAAAGAAACGTCCGGCATCTGCGATTGCATCCAATAGAGTTTAAGCAGGGTTTCCACATGATACTTCAATGCTTCGATAGATTGCGACCATGATACATACGATACGTCTCCATTATATTCCACACGGTAAACTCTACGGCTTTCTCCTTTATCTTCTCCACCTTTTATACCACCTGCTATTTTCAAAATTGGTGCTGAATTATAGGCAATCACGTCGGAGTTACGAGAAAGTGTATATTCCAATTCTTTGCGAATACGAGTTAATCCGTGGTATATAGGAACAGGTCTAAATGCGTATGCACCGGGTATTTTCATTAATCGTATTTGTTCAACAGTACCGACAGGTTCCCAACCTTTACCATTTTGTTTCCATTTATAATGTTTGTCCGATGTGTATGTCTCAAAATAAGTAATTACTTCGTCCTTTACCCTTTTGGTGTATTCAAAGGACATTGCAAGCATATCGTCAAGCTCGTCGATCAATGGATATAGTTTTACTCCCTCCATTGGCGAGTATGTCTTGCATTTTAGCTTATACTTACTATTAAAACCATATAATGTATTGGTCTTTTCTACTACGTACCAAATTGTGAAAATTTCGCATGAGGCGAAATACGCATTTGCACGTTTAATATTTTCTGTATCGATTCGGGCATACTTGTAAATTGCCTCTATAGCCTTTGCTATCTGTTGGCGGACTTCAAATCCTTCTGTGTTGTGGTAGATACGTTTTACAGGAATGGCAAACATGAACTCGGTCATACGCTTTGTAAGCAGCTTTTCAAGGCCAATGTAAATGCGTGATGCTTCTTCTTTTGTCCCGTCTTTGCGTATTTTATCTTTTCGTGTTATAGTATCTTTGGCTATTTCATGGAATGATGGTTCATACGCTTTAATAAGAAATTCCCATGAAGGAACACAAACGGATTTTCTTTTTAAGTCATTGATAATATTATCAACGGGTCGGGCACTGTTTAATATAGCGGTTATTTCGTCCATAGGCTTGTTTCGTATTACTTCATACGATTTTTTTTCAAAAATAGTAAAAGTGAATGAATTTCATATACTTTTAAACTATATTTCACACAGTATGTAGTCTACTGTATTTAGTCGCCGTATTTTATCTAAAATAGGATATGATACATCGTGCGTGATTGAAGATGTACTAAAAGCGACGCTATAACCGTTTTGGATTATTTATCAGATAATTTAGTTCATCTTTATATTTTTGCTCACGAATCTGAGCTTTATCAAACAAGGTTCCAGACCCTCTACAAGGTTTCCATCCCATAATTTATTCTTTTTTACAGAAGATTATCATATTTATTTTTTCACTTTTATCAAAAATCGCAAGCGTAAGTATATTGATTTTTTAGGCTTTCTAAGGCTTTTTCTGTAACAAGGTATGCATAACTGTTGCTGCTTATGCGCTTGATAGAACGTGTCTTTTTGAGAACAACAGGCTTATTGAAGATGATTTCATACCTGTTACCACAGCTCGTTATTCGAAAATCAACACTACGCTTGTATCTATCTAATTCTGTTTCTTTGTATTCACCTTTGGAGACAAAATTAGGATTGGACACAAAGTAGCCTTCTGCTACCAATATACCATTTGAGTTATATACTCTCAATCATGTTTCAAATAATTTTTTATAACTCATATTTTACTCTTAATTTTCATCAAATATGCTTTCGATTTTTTCGTTCACCCTGTCACATGTATCTCCAAAGGAAATGGCAAAAGATTCGTCGCCTACACGGTCTATAATGGATCGTAGGTCACGGGCGATGTGGTTGAACGCCCGCAGTTCTTCCAGCATAGGAAGGGTAACAGTGCCGTCGTATTTTTTCAGTAGTGAAAGTAAATCGACGGCGGAGGATTCTGCAATGTCCGCCAACACTGGGATTTTTCTCAGGAGGCGATTACATTTATCTTTGTCCTCTTTGCTCATGGTGTCGGTGATTGTTTTTGCCGTGACTTGCTCTCGGGTTTGCAGTAGTCGGTCGTATTGCCTTCGTAAGTTGTCAAACAGAGCGAAGTCGCCCCTTCTCAGAGCCTTCTCCATCTTCCGGCTGTACTCCTCTTTCAATATTTCAATGTCCATATCAAAACAATTTTAACTGTTCAACTTTATTTTCAATCTTAACTATCTCTTCATCAGTCCTAACGTTTGATATAAGTCGGAGAGAGTAAAACGGAGTGGGAATAGGGTAACGTACCTCGTTAATCTCGTAGCCCCAATTAAAGTACACCGGGCTTGCAATCGTGTCGTGGCAAATAACCCGCCCTCTTGCCCCGTGAACCATTAAATTGAGGGCACACATTTTGCAGCTAATTCCGTCTATGTCCTCGCCGACGTAGTAGCCGCTTTTATTCTCTGTATATGCAGCTAGCAATGTCCGTCCCGAGCCGCACGCAGGGTCTCCTGTCTTTCCACTTATTCCCCCATTGATTTTTGCCATTATAGTACATAATCCTTCCGGTGTAAAGAACTGTCCCAGCATCGAAGATTTTCCTTTTGATTGATACATCTCCTCGTATATATTCCCGAACACATCTATCCAGCCGCTCGACTCGATTCCCTTGCTTACTATTTCAAGCCACAATATAGTGGCATTAAACAGGTGTTCGTCTTCCTTCGCTTTATCTTCCAAGTGTTTGTCATATGTCCCGTTAACGATGTATTTCACATCGAACATATCGACAAGGTAATCAAGCCACATACCCAATCCTTGCTGCCCGTCATATCCGTGTATCCTTACTGATTCCTCTATTTCTTCAATGATTCGTTTCATAGTTACTCCTCCCACTCGATTTTAACGGTATCAACATAGTCAAATCCTACTACGGAAGATTTTTTTGCTTCCTCTTTGGTCGGGTAAATACTTGCCATGCAAGGGATTTTCTTTCCTACATTATATGATTTATATACATTCACCCACCCCTCTTTCTTCTGGGGGAGCATCATGAGGTCGTATTTATCAATCTGGTCGACAAAAAATCTACCATTTTCAAGATATTGCAAAACAGTTTCTTTATTACAATCGTATATTAAAGCAACAATTGGCTTATTACATTTTGCGTCGAAGCAAATAATCCTCGCCTTTCTCCCGTCTCTTGTACATACTGGCTTGCCAGCTTTGGCTGCTTCAAGGTCAAAGGGTTTAAGATTCAATTTCTTTTCTTCCATATCTTCTTTGTTTTGTTTAATTTCTACATAGATTCTTGTGCCTCTATTTTTGCATGTACCACCACTTAAACATGCTCCTCCTTTTTTGAAGATACAGAAGGCACAGCCTACGTATCCAGTTACAATTGACTGTACTTTCTTTCCATTTATAATTTCAGGTTCTCCTACCTTTTCAAGTTTCTTGAATATGACATTCTTTTTATCACTTCTACATGTACAATGCGGATTATTAGCAATGCAAATATTCTTATCATAAAAGGCACATTTATAACATCCTGTTCCTTCCACGCACTGATACCACTCACCGTTGTACTCAAATATTTCTCCTACTTTTCTTTCCATATCTTACTGTATTTTAATCGTTCAAATTCTATTATCTCCTTATCCCATAGTTGGGCCACGAAATGTTCTAACTGGCAGCCTTTGGATTTTTCCCAACAGGGGCAAAGGCATATCGCATCGCATTCCATTAGTGCCTTTATATCGTTTCCCAGAAGTTCATGATAGGGTTTGTCCAAATCGGGGTTTACATCGAAGTCTATCGGTGTGACGACACGGTATCCTTTCATTTCGAGGACTCCCGAAACGTATAGTATTTCACTTTCCACTTCATCGAAGTCCCTGCCGGTGATGGGTAGGGAGATGTAGATTTTCTTTTTATTCATTTTCAATGATTGCTTTATAATATTATCTGTTATCTCCATTTCCGCCAATCACACCCCTTTGTTTCCGGGAAGCTAATTTGGTATAGTTCATTTCTCCGATTTTTTCAAGCGTATATCCTAAGTCATGTGAGAGGGTAGCGATATACCAAAGCACATCGCCGAGTTCCTTTGCCAATTCGCATTTTATGCTTTCTGAGAAATCTCCGTTGTGGTCTCGTAGTACCTTTTTTACTTTATCCGATACTTCGCCGGCTTCTCCAGTCAGTCCGAGTGTCGGGTAAATTATGTTATATTCTCTCCGGTATTGAGCTGTTTCAAGTGCCTTTTTCTGATATTCATTCAGTGTCATTTTTATTCTCCTTTTTAGTTATAATATTGATTATCTCATTATGTTTGGTATTAAATCTTTGATGTATGCCCTGCGAACTATATTTACATCACGTAAAAAGAGGAAAAGACCTTGTTCGTCCGTAATCATATTTCATTTTAAATCGAATATCTTGCTTGAATCCCTAATAGAATCAATAGACATCTTGGCACTCATTTGCCCCATAAATTCAGCGAAATCCATCGCCCGATCCCAACTAGACCATCTATGAGTAATCTCTACTAGTTCAAAAGCATTTAGTAATACCAATTTTTCGTTTTTCTCTCTCAGGTCATTTACAGCATTTCTTACTCTGTGATAAAGCTTGCAATTATATCTTTTTGCGTTATACGGTTCCGCACCTTCTCTTGGTTCAATACTACGATATTTAACCGAAAACGAAGGAAGTTTATCTTCGCACATTGCATTATATACATCACTCTCTACCGGGCCATATGGCATAGCATAGAAATTATCGAATATATCCAAAAGGTCATCGCCTCCATCTTTCTTAGGAGCAGCAGCCAAAAACAGCAGCTTCATGGCTGTAAGTTTAGGAAACGGTTTGCCCTTAATCGTTTCATGATTATCCCGCCACTCCTCAAAAAGATGGAGCATATAATCAAATGCCTCTATTTTATCTACTTCCATAATTTCACTTTACCAGTTCGAAATCATACACAAATACATAGGGGTTGTTCTCCCATGTGCCTTTACCGCTTATCTTGTCGATTAAGTATGAATAAGCCCCTTGTGGCGTGCAAAAAGGATCTTTTTTTAATGTCGGAATATAATATGCGTCCATAAAATGGGTATCTTCACTGCCGACTTTGCCTTTTATTATTCCCTCTTTCAAACAATCTTCATCTGAAATATCTTGTAACCGTTCAACACGTACATTGGTTATGCGGATTTGGTAGGGCATAAGGCCGGCACGGACAAACATTTTGTTGAAGTATCCGCTTCTTTTAGGCATTATTGGATACCCTTCCTCGTCAAGCTCATAATCAGGAAGATTTCCACAGTCTCTATAGTTCTGTGCCACTGCAACACACTCTCCTTTCCTGTATCTTTTGCACGACTTGTCATATTCAGTTCCTGATACAAAATTTATGTAACAGCCTAACAGCTCATTACTAAGACTAAGACCGTAAGCATAACCCTTCCAGCAAATTCCGCAATTATCCTGATATGTCGGCTGAGGAGTAATTATCCGCCTTGTCTGTGTTTTTAGACCTTCAAGTACGGCTTGGGTGAGTCCGTATTTATCATTGAACATTATTTTCTTCATCTCTTATTCCTCCTTTATAATTTCTTTCATGAAACAAATCCAGTGTGTATTAGATCGTTTGCCGGATATATGCCCGAATATTGGTCTTTCAGGTGTGAGCTTCAAAATTTCAGAAACCTTGATATCTGTCTCGTTCCATTTGAAAATCAAAAATCCTCCGGGTTTCAGGACTCGAAAACATTCTTTAAATCCCTTTGCCAGCATATCACGCCAATCTGAATACAGAGCTCCGTATTTAATTTGTTGGTAGCCTGTTGGCGATGCTTTTTCGTTCAAACGTCCGTACATATCTGCCATCTTTGACTTTCCAGCATTCCTTAATAAGTGAGGCGGATCGAAAACTACCATCGAAAAAGATTTATCCTCATATGGCATATTTGTAAAGTCGGCTTGTATGTCGGGATTTACTTCAAATGATCTACCATCGCATAAATGAGTAGAGACCTTTCGAATGTCTTGAAAAAGAACTCTTTCGTCATGTTTGTCGAAGTAGAACATCTTTCCCCCACAACAGGCATCTAATATCGTTTTTCTCATTGCTATTCCTCCTGTTTATTTGGTAACAAGTCTTCTACATATGCCCATTTTGAATACCCCTGTAATGTTTTTTCAAGAAAACCAATTCCAATGGTATGATGACATGTTTCCATAATTCCGTTGTGACATAATACAGCCAAATAACCACTTTTCGTAGGCATATCGGCAGTAGTATGCCACACTGAATTTATCCGCCAGTTTGCACCATGCTCGAAAGCATCAGCTACTGCGTACTTATCAAAATCTCCAAAGACACAAGATGGGGTTGCTGTTTTGGCATATTCTAATGACCTTTTTTCAATATCTTCTATTTTCATTGTTTATCAATTTTTCTCATTAACTTCAACTAGATGACTATCTATTTCCTCTATAACCTCAATAGCCGCTTGTAAGAATGCTTTATTAGTTGTACGGATATATCCTGATCCGAACTTACCTATCTTGTATTTGTCTGCCGTAAAAACGATATATTGCTTTGCAAACAGAATGTTGATACAGCATTTTAATCGTTCAATCATTGCTCTCCTCCTTTCATAAGTTCTATTTCTCCCATATCTGTATGATTTTTATAATTTATTGAAATAAACTGACTTGTATTCTTTTCAAGACCTTTTCATTTGCGTCGTTATAGAACTGTTTGTTGACCTCGAAACCATATGCCTTTCTTCCCAATGAGGCTGCCGCATACAGGGTCGTGCCGCTTCCTGCGCACGGGTCGATGACAACATCGCCCTTGTCCGTGAATATCTCTATCAACCGTTTGAGAAGCGGGACAGGTTTCTGGCAAGGGTGGCATTTGGGCGTGGTGTTGTCCCTCACCCAGTCGAAGCAGTTGAAAATCATTCTCCCGTTGTTGTTGAATTTGGGCAACTTGTCCCGATAAAGGATAAGACCGTATTCGCAGTTGCCGACGACCTTCATGTTTGCTTTCAATACTTGCGCCGAGAAGTCCTTGCGGAAAACCAGCGGTATGTAGTGATTTAACCCGTATTTGCGGCCTAACTCTATGAATTTGAACTGCTGTTCGTACTCGCAGAACAGTATCATGCAGGGGGACTTACCGGCTTCTTTCGGTTCTTTCACGAGCATTTTGGAACAGAAGTGCATGAACTCGGACGGACGGAACTCGCTGTCGGACGAGAAGAATTGTTTGCCTGCCAATGCGCTCTCGCCGTTCTTGTTGTCGCCGTCGATATACCATGCGGGGTTGCTGGCGTAGGCGTTATTCGCCAAATTATACGGCACGTCGGCTATAATCAGCTGCGCTTTTGGCAGCCCATAGACTTTATAATTCTGGAATGAGTCGTTGTAAAGCTCTATGTCTTTCATACTTAACTTTCCTTTTTGCTGTATTTGTCGATAATTTCTTGAATCTGACCGGGTGTCGCTTTCTCCTTTTCACGCAGCTCCCATTCCCGGTTCCTTTCCTCCTGCCTTTTTTTGTCTTCATAGAACCGCAATAGATTCTCCCTGTCAGAATTAAATTTTTTCAATGACCTTGTCACTGTACCCGGAGTAAAAGTGCCGAAAAATTGATCGTATTTGTCTTGTTTGAATCGCTGGAAGAATACCATGAACTCGGTAAGCTTAAAACGGCCATAGCCTAAGATAATTGTCCGTGCCAGTTCGATAAAATCTGCTGGTTCCATGCCATTTCGAACTTTTGAAAATTCTGCGAGTTCAAAGAGCTGTATGGACAGCCATGATTCAGCTACGCTATCTCCAAATGTCCGGGCAACTCTTGAAATACTCGGTGCATGTCCGGTGAAACAACGCTCCTCGTTTTTGCAGTATTCCGTCTGCTTGTCTGGGCTAAAAAGGTAGAGCAGATTCTCCCCCGTCTTGTAAGTTGCCAGTATCTCCCGTTGCCAGCTTGGTGGCGATGGCTTTTGCAAACTCTGCATATCGCTCCTGTTTGGTCTTGGAATTAGGTTTTTGATGGATTCCGGATTGCTCATCTCGTGCTCGTTTTAGTTCGATTATTAACCAGCGGGCAAAGTGTTGTTGTGCATCGCTGACGCTTTTTCTTGCAATGCCCTCGTTTTGAAGTTTACGGATATATGCCTCGATATATAACCTCGATTCGTTCTCGTCGATGTGGTTGTTCATCGATAGCGTTTCTATCCACGTTTGATTTGAGAGTAGTTCTTCACGCAGTTCTGTCAGTGGCTTGTCAACGTCTTTGCCAAAATCTTCTTCTTTTTCTTTGCTTCTCGATAGAGAAGTTTCTTTTAAATCATTATCATTATCATTTTCATTTAAGCCCCCACTGGCTCGTTTGGCTCCCACTGGGTTATTTGGGGTCGAGTGGCTCGTTTGGCTCCCACTGGGTTTAGTTTTAACCGTTTCAGAGTTTTTGTCATTACCTCCTTTACGCCCGTTGTTCCGGTTTCTCTCGACAATGCCCTGATATTTGAGTTCATCTATCTCGAATTGATTCTTGAAAAACTCAAATGCCATTTCAATGTCCTCCTCTACCGTAACCTCCTCGCCAAGTTGATATTTGAATATTGCTCGAAACAGCCTGCCCAGTTGTTTGTCCGATAATCTCGATATGGGTTTATAAAATGATTTATAAATCAAAAAGCTGTCTTTCATTTATTCCTAATATTGATAGTTATTCTCTTTTCGTATCATACTTTTCAATTATCATAATTCCTTCTTCTGTTTTATCTCCGTAAACGATATGACAGCCAAACTCATGAACCAATATATCCAAATCTTCTATGGTTTCTATCTCTGTATAGAGATTAAGGGTATTGGTATCTATCATTTCCCTTATAACTGGCAATCTTGACTCAAACAATGAATCTTCTAAACTTCTTAGATAGATGTCTCCTCGTTTAAAGGTATTCATGCTCGATGTTATTAATTTCACCTTTAATGTTTTTGATTTATCGGGATCGTCATTATAATAAAAACGAGCTGACGATAATTGATTGAAATTAACAATAACATGATTATCTTCTTGGAATTTCTTTATTCTATTATGAATATCTACATATTGATCATAGTTGATAATAGACTTTATAAAAAGGTATTCTAAACATAAATCAGATATAACTAATTTTTCTCTGTTTAATTTGTCTTCCGATTCCATATTAAGTTTCAGTAATTGAAAATGCCCACCCGTTCAGTGTCTTGTGCTTGTCAATCTCACCGGTTTTGCATAGCTCGTTTATCTCAGATTTGAGTGACCGGATAACCACCGACTGTATTTCGGTAAAGCTCGCTATGGAGGGCTCCTTGTTATTCTTTTTCTTTTCCTCGACTATCGAGGCGATGATGTGCTTGATGTCTATCATACGGCTTGTTTCTGTTGTTTTTCACGCAAGAATTTGTTGATGAAGTAGATTTGACCTTTACCGGTTACCTTCGTAGTGGTCGTTACCAGTATTGTGCCGTCGGGCTTGTTGATGATCGTTTTCTTTATCTCGAAGAGATTCATCTCCATAGCCCGTTGGGTAGGTAGGTTGTAATTCTCGCCGGTCTTACAGAGGTAGCCCTCATCTCTCAATAATTGGAACAATCTGTTTTGCCCTATATTGATTCCGTTTTGATTGAGGATTTTTGCCAGCTCTCCAATGAGACAGGAGCGTTGCGATGTCTCCACCGCCTCGGCAAACAAAACTTTGGGGCGGTTGGCTTCTATCATATTCTGCTGTTCTTCTATTCGGGCTTGTTGTTCGGCGGCCAACAGGAGGGCTTCACGGAAAGAGCCGGGGACGTGGTGTCCTCCACTTTTTATCGTCTCTTCCATCTGGTTAAAAGCGTTGATGTAGTCGAGTTTGAATTTGAGAGCCTTTTCGCCGGTGAAGCCCATAGCCAGCAAGGTGAAGCCGTCACGTGTCATTACAACAATACGAGAATGCCGTACACCTCCATTCGGTTGTGGAATTTTTATTGATGCGTCAGCAAAATATCCTTTACATTGATTTTCAGCCATTTTACAGTATAATGCGTCAATAGCCTTTAATACATCGCTATGTTCTTTCCCGAACTTTTCAGCGACCAACAAACTGTTTGTCAGTGCTTGGTTGTTCTGACCTTTGAATACAAGATTATTCATAACTGATTAAGATTTGATTTTTCAAGATTATTCCCTGAAATTCAACCTATGCAAGAAGGTGAATTTATGATGTTTTCGTTGTGGCAATATGTGCACATAGATGTCATTGGCGAATAAACCCTACCGCACTTAGGACATATCCAGCCCTGCATACCGACAAATGTCTGCGCTTTTTCGCGTCTCGTCATCTCAATAGCTTTTAAGGCATTATCTTCTGAAACTCTACGGTATATATGCCCGCCTGCGCAATCTTCTACGCTTACCGATTTTATAAATTCTTCTGCTGTCATATCATTTGTTTATTTTAGATTCAACGACTTTGTATTTAATGGGCAATCCGGAGCAGGTGATAGCGAGCAGGGCAGAGTCCCTTTCTTCTTGGTTGCTGCGGGGTCTGTTAAACTCTATCCCGCTCATCTGGCACAACCGCTTCAATTCTTCATGGGTGATCTTGCCGTCTTTCCCTTGCCAGCACTTGCGCAACGGGGATTGCTCCATGACTTGTATTCCGTAATGCCTCAGCATTTCGACTATCTTGCGACCGGTCTCTTGGTTACGACCTACATGCTCGCCTTTCTTGGCTGCGCTCGCCCGTGTGTCTTTCGGTGACAAATGCCAGTTGGATTTGTTCTTCCAACCTGCCTCGACATATACCGCCACTCGTTCATCGTTTTTCTTGCAGTGCTCATGAAGTTTTTTTATGCCCTCTACCAACAAGGGGAATGGGCAAACACTCATCTCCATTTTCATTTTCCTTGTGTCCAATACGGAGTAGCCGCTACGCTCAACGTCGGGGTCTATCCCTATCACTACATCGTATTTTATTTTTCTATTGTATGTGGCCTGTTCTTCCATTATGTTGTATCTTTCTCTTTTTGTTCGGCAGGCGGGACTCGAACCCGCAACTGTATATTCGCTCCTTATACTCGACTTATACCGCTCTCCCGTTTGAACCACCGCCGATACCACCTAAAACACTTATGGCTTATTTCTCCCCGCAGTTCCTTCCTCCGTATGGTGCTCGACCACGTACCCAGTTCGGCTTGCGGGAATGTCTCACATTATGCTCCTATATCAGGTCTATGATTTTGGTTTTCACAATTCCGTCCAACCGCATGTCGTTAAGGCCTTGTCTCATGTGTTCTTGCATGAGGCGGTTGGCTTCGGTGATGTCTTTGGCGCAGACGAGGTTGTAGTACTTCGTTTCCTTTTCATTGCCGTTGTCATCGATGAATATGTCTATCAACGTGGCTTTGTAGAAGGGCTTGCCTTCTTCCTTCTCATTGACTATCTCGACGACATTAGAGCGGGTGATAGAGATTACATCGCAATTTCCGTTGTATTGTTCCAGTCCGTTGGCTTCGGCCTCGGCAAATAATCCTACATCGGTGATGAAGTGTTCGATGACTTCTTTCATCTCTCCTTTGCTGTTCTCTTTTTCTACTTTCAGTTTGATTTCGTAAAACATCGCTTTTATTTTTTATAGGTTAAAACTTCTTTTAACTTGGGATTCCCTGCCGCATAACGGCGGACATCAAAGTCACTATCCTTTGTCAGCTTAGTGAGTACCTCGACGGGCGTGTTGGGATTACATGCCACGCTAACGCGGACAGCCCAGTGACTATCCTTTGCCAATTCAATCAATACTTCTAAGGGTGTGTTGAGATTACATGCCGCATAACGACGGACAACCCAGTGGCTATCCTTTGCTAATTCTGCGAGCACATCGACGGGCATATTGGGATTACATGCCACGCTACGGCGTACAACAATGTCGCTATCCTTTGCCAACTCCATGAGCACATCGACGGGAGTGTTGGGGTTTCTTGCCACGCTAACGCGGACATCACAGTGACTATCCTTTGCCAATTCAATCAATACTTCTAAGGGTGTGTTGGGATTACATGCCACGCTAACGCGGACAACCCAGTGGCTATCCTTTGCTAATTCTGCGAGCACATCGACGGGCATATTGGGATTACATGCTGCATAACGGCGGACATCAAAGTCACTATCCTTTGTCAGCTTAGTGAGTACCTCGACGGGGGTGTTGGGATTACATGCCACGCTACGGCGTACAACAATGTCGCTATCCTTTGCCAACTCCATGAGCACATCGACGGGAGTGTTGGGGTTTCTTGCCACGCTAACGCGGACATCACAGCCGCTATTTAAGATCTCATTTTTGTCCATTGTATTTCTTATTTAATTGTCTTACTTTATTTCTCATCAATCCTGCCAGCTCTTTATGCCGGTAGTCGTCAGACTTTTCCAACGCTTTTGCCGATCTTTCCAGCAGGCTGACGATTGACTGTATTTCATAGTCTTTCATGAATTGATTATTTCATTGACTAATTCATCGGCTTCGTATATCCTTTCGGCTATCTTCTTGAAGGTGTTATCATCTGGATATATCCTTCTGATAAACATAGAGGGCTTCTCGAACGGGTTATATACGATGAAATCGCACCAATCGGCTTCAACGCACATGAGTTCGGACATGATTTGGTAATAGTACTTAGGCTCCGTGGACAGGAGGGTATCGTTATCCTTTATCTTGTGGAAGTATTTGGCATATGTGGCCGTTCCCACGCTTTTTATCTCGATTACCCCTTTTTCCCGCTTGTTCTCATCGTAATAATATCCGTCGGGGCTGGCTGCGAAATGGGCGATGGTGGGGTGTTTGCACAATCCTACCTCGACGACACGGCGACCTGTTTTAAGTTCATATATGTGCCGGGCATCGGGCTCGTTCTCCGTTCCCCATCGCATTTGCTTGGTCGATATGTCGGTCTGATAGAGGTAACTTTCGAAAACCTCGTCGTCCTCGAACAGCATGGGGTTGAGCATGCGCTCTCCGGCCACTTGGTAGATGTAGCTCATGGCGCATTCCCCGAACCCGTTGCCGCTTCGGTTCGCTTTCATCAGGTCGCCTATGCGGCTGCCCGTGAAACAGCCGAGGCGCTTCCTGTACCATTCAAGAGTCCTTTGCGCTTCCATCACTCAAACAGTCCTTGTCCGTTGACATTTTCAGATTCCGGTTGCTCGACTGCTTCGATGGCCATCTCCCTCAGACGGTCGGTCGCCGTATCGTTGTCGACATATTCGATTTCCACTTCGTCCACGCTGGTATCTTGCTGTGTCAAATCTCCCTTTATCGTGGCTTGGTCGAAAGTGATAGCCCGTTGCATTTCTATCGATTTGGGGGCATATTTGGCGAGAAGAAGTTTTAAAACCGTCTTCCGTGCCATCGTGTCGAAGTCGTCTTTCCATACGCCGAACCCTTTCTTGTAGGATTGGGAATACTTCTTGGCATGCGCCTCGACTTCCCCTACTGTCATGTAGTGTGTTTTCTCGAACCCGTTCACAAGCCGGAAATAGGCCATATAGCCGATGACCTTGTCGGAGGTCTTTGAATCCTCGTCGAAGATGTATTCGCCCGTGAATTTGTTTTTCTTGACGAGCTGACCCTCATAGACCACTTCGTCTATGAGAGAGGAGAATTGTCCGCTTCGCAGGCATAGCTCTATCAGTCCCTTGTACATGAGCTGGAATTGTGCTACTGTCGTCCTCAGCTTGGAGTCGTAATAGGGAACGATGGCCGATAGACCCAAGTTGCTATTGATAGGCAAGTCGAGCGTGGCGGCTATGACGGCCGAGTTGAGTATGCTTTGGGGATCGGCCGTTTGGAGCATGGTGTTTCCGTTGACGGCTGAAATGACCGAGGAGATGAATCCGGGGGCTTTCTTCCCCAATATCTCGTTAAATCTTGTCTTTACAGAATCGCCGTTCAACAGGCTCTTCAATTGTGGTAATGTCGTTGTTGCCATTGTTGTTTTATTTTAAAAGGTTATGTTTCTTTTTATACACCGCATATCCTCCCGGACGGGCGGTGAATATGCTTGATTTATATGGAATTATAGCTACTTATTTAATTCATGATTTTTAAAAGTTCATCTCTGGTAATACAGTTGCGTGTGCCGACTTTTTCAGGCTTGGCGTTAATTGCATTCAAACGCTTCAACAATTCTTTATAAGAACACCCTAATAATTCTGTTGCCTTTCTAACCGGTACATAATCAGGCAAGAACACATCTCCATAGCCTTTCTTTATACCGGATATTGCATGGTTAATTACATCTTCCAATTTTCCGAGCAACATATTGTTTTCATCTCTCACTACCTTGATGATTGTATCTTCTATTCCCATATCCATTAATCTTTTAATCGTTTTTCCACTCTCATTGACGCTCTTACTCTCGCATTCCTCAACCTGCACATATCGCCAGTGTCTCCGAATACCTGCACAACGACGAACAACAGGCTGAATAGGATAGAAACCCCGAATTGTCGTATCTTTTTCAAATCGAAAGCCTTTCCCAAGTACCGGCAAATGACATACAGAGTCAATTCACTGCTGGTCGATATACCTAATTTGAGGTATATGTTTTTCTTCTGCGTCTTGGTCGTCCATACAGACTTCCCCAGATTTTCGGCTACCTCTTTGTCTTGAAGACCCTTTGCATACTCCTTAGCGACCGCCCATTCTCCGGCAGTCAATATCAGCTCTTTCTCCATACCAATGTCCTCCATTCAGGAATTCCATCGTTCTCCACAGATACTTTACCAACTCCATACTCATAAGAGATGCCCAGTTGTTTCATGTAAGACTTCAACCGGCGATAAGCACTACATGTCTTAATATCGTCATAGAATGCATCTCCAACCTCCATACGAATCATGTACTTACACTTTCCACGTACTCCTTTCGGCTTGGGTATTATCCGCTTTACATCGGCTATGCACCTGAATCCTACTTGTATTTTCATCGTTTCCATATTCTTGTTTTTTATATAATAAAAGGAGCCGACCCTATTGTTTTTTTAGGCTCTGGCTCCCTCCTCGTAACATTCCCGTGTTAGTTCGTTTTCTCGTCCTGCACACCCGACAAGGCAAATGTCGATAATGCAAAGAAAGCCATGCTTATAATGAGCTGTCCGATACTGGCATTGATAAATGCTGCTATTACCCCGAAAAAAGAGGCGAACATGAGCAGCAGGCAGATGGCTATAAATAATCTGTACATATTCTTGTTTTATTCAAATTCAAAGCTGTCATTAAACTTGCACATTTCTATACCGTCCTCGTCGTACACCTCGACCTCGTATTTCACTTCGATGGATCCGTCCACATAATCGGGTGTGAAATAGTCGCCGTATGTAACCGTTGTTCCGTCGTATGCATCGTATGTTACGTGTACGGGTAATATCTCATCGTCAACCTCTACGTCCAAATCGAAGTCTCCATACATCGATTTGTCCTCTCCTATCCGCTCGCTCACCACATATTCGAGTTGCTTCTCTACTTCTCGGCGAATCTTGTTGATTGTGTAGTCGCTTATCGACAGGCTAACCATTTCATATTGCTCCGTTGTCATAGCTTATATTAGGTATTGGTTTAATTTCTGTTTTTATTTATCTTTGTTCTGTTGTTTTAGTACAAAGGTAATACTATTTAGTATAAAATCAATACCAAATAGTATAAATATATATAGTATTTAGAATTATTAACAATATGACTATTAACGAAAGATTCTCAGAAATTCTCAAAACGAAGAGAATTAGCGTCAAAGAAGCTGCCTCCATTATCGGAAAATCAGAAGTGTATATTAGGAAACTAATTCGTCCCGGAGAAAGTTTCGGTATAGAACCTGTTCTTTTAATCCTAAATAGTATCGATGGAATAAACCCAGATTGGTTATTGAGAGGTAAGGGTGAAATGTTTTTAGATAATAACACCCCAAAGAATGCAGCCCCGATAACACAGGAACGCTTGTTTTCTGTCATCGAAAGCCAACAAAGGACAATCGAAAACCTGTCAAAAAAATAGTTTTCTATATTATATGAGCAATCTTCCAATAGTTCCCCTGCAACAGATGACTGTTTTTTCAACCCGAATCCGACGGGCAGGGGAATATAGTATAATGGAAAGCTGTCTGAACTACTTTTGACAAAATTTGCCAATCCCTTTCTCTCTCCATTCTTTTTGTTCGTTTCTATTCATTGAACTTGGTGAAGCGTGCCCGGTTGCCGAATTGCCGGATATTACTTACACGTCACGACTTCGTTACTTCACCCCGACCGATCGCAAGTCTCGGCGTTCCCGCTATTGCGACTCTCGGTGTTCTTCACGTACGCCAACATGTCAATGAGCTTTTTTGTGGGGAGGCGGGAATCGAACCCTTGCTCGCTCCGAAGAACCGATACCCAACATATTGGTTCTTTTATTCGGTTGCTCTACCGTTGAGCTACTCCCCTATTTTCGTTAAACTTTATTCATGTACTTGATAAGAGCATTTTTAGAGTATCGCAATGATCCATTTATTTTTACACATGGTATTACTTTACGTTTCTTGTATAGAGTAGATTTCGATAATCTCATGAAGTCGGCAGCTTCATCGACAGTGAGAAACTCGTCTGTATCCTCGATAACTAGATTCTCCGCTACTGTTCTCAGTTCCTTTCTTACGAGTTTATACAACTCCTCGGCTATCATTTTTGCGTCAGTCCGATTCATGCTTTTATCTTTTTCGTTTTTCTCTCGGCTGGTTTATCCTACCATCTTGTGTGAGACGATTCCGCCCTTTTTGAGAGCAAGCTCCCTTATTCGTTCTGGCTGCTCTCCGTCCGTGCGAAAGTTTATCGCCCCGTAGACAGTGCGGTCTGTACAACCTACCTCGGCGGCTATCTCCTTAATAATCTTTGATGGGATACTGATGTATTTTACTTTTCTCATTGCTTTTTTACATTTAATCGTTTATATTTGCACATTATGGTTTTTGTTTCAATCTTGAAATAAGTTCGTTTCAATGATTACGAGTACAAATATGGTGGTTTATTTTCAACCAACAAAATAAATGATTGAAAATATTCAACTAAATAACAATCATTAACTTTTAAAATATGAGTATCAAAGAAAGAATATCACAATATCTTAAATATAAAGGTATAAGTGATTATAGGTTTGAAAAAGATCTAGGATTATCCAAAGGCTATTGGAATAAAGCCAAGAATCCCTCCTATGAAATTTTAATCAGAATATGCGGTATATATACCGACATTTCCCCAGAATGGCTTTTAACAGGCGAAGGCGAGATGTTAAGGCCTTCGACTATATCGACGAGGGATAACCTGAATATATCTGGCGGAAATAAAGGTAATATACGTCAAGGAGATGTTAATAATAACATCTCTATATCATTGCCGGAAAAAGGTACTCAAAAAATTATTGACCCTGACGGAACAGTCACAATAGAGAATACTAGTTCAGGCGTCCAAAATAACCTGAACGAAATAGACATGCTTAATCAAAGGATACAATACCTCGAAAGAATCGTTAGTGGACATGAGGCTACAATAAAGTCTCTTGAAACAACAATAAAATCCAAAGATGATTTAATATGTATTTTGAGGGGCTCATTAGATAAACAAGATTAGATGGTTAACAATCGCAATATACTAAATAATTTCTTAATATAAGAAAAACTAATATAATAGTAAAGCCATGAAAGAATTAATTAAGAAAATACTTAGTGAGAGCCATCAAAATATATATTTTATTATTTGAACAATAATAAACACAATGAGCACAAAAGATAGGAGTGGCGGAGTTCTCCATAACAGTTCAGAAGACTCTCAATGTCACCGGAATATCCGCCTTTTGAGGTGTCGCTACAAGATGTTTGCGGATTATATAGAGTCCTGCTAAGCATGTCTTTGAAGTGAAACAGCTATTAAAATTTACAAGAATCATGAAATTACTAACATATCAATCGGTTAAAGACAAAATTGTCCACTTGCAGGAACAAGATGTCATTTTTGACTTCGCTGTGGCAGAGCTCTACGGAGTGGAGACGAGAGAGATAAACCAAGCTGTAAAGAACAACCCAAGCAAATTCCCAGAAGGGTATGTGTTTGAACTTGGTAAACAGGAACTTAAAGAGTTGCAGTCAAAAAATTTGATTGCAAACAGCCCTAAAAGCCGGGCAATACCGAAAGCATTCACAGAGAAAGGACTTTATATGCTGGCGACTATCCTAAAAAGCCCCCAAGCGACAGAGACCACGATTGCCATTATAGAGGCATTCGCCAAATTGAGGGAGTTGTCGAGAACCATAGGAGAGCTATCGGCGAATCCCGACCAGTTCACCCAAAAATCGCTCATGCAGAAAAGCGGAGAGATCATGGCAGACCTGTTCGGGGAGGATATGCAGACGAACGAGACGGAGACCGAAATAGAACTAAACTTCGCCGTGCTGAAACTGAAACATACCATTAAGAGAAAAGACAAGAAGAAATAGATGGTGTAATGGGGTTATTTGGCAAACTATTAGGATTAAGACCGAGGAAGCATATACTGAGTGAGCAAGAAAAACGCTTGGCATACGAATCTGCGGTACGTTATGCAACGGTTGAGATAGAGGGAAGAAACCGATTGAAAATCATAAACGAAAGCCTATCAATCATTGACAAGACAAAGAATCTGGATACGCTAAACAGCAGATACGAGACTGTATGCGAACATATGAAGTGGATGATGGAAAACGATATAAAGCTGAATCATGAATCCGCATATGTTGCGAAGCAAAAAGTGGACGACAATAAGAACGAGAATATCATAAGGATAGCTTGTGATGCATTCGATACTTATGAAGCAAAATTCGGCACATTGAAGACTGAAAAAGCAAAAGACAACGAAACAATCAAGATATTCAAACTTTTAGACAGTTGTATTTCCTCCATTGTAGATTCTGAAAACAAGGTGCTGAAAAGAAAAATACTAATTGTATTGAAAAACAAAGTGGAAGATATGTATGCTTAAAACTAAAATAGCCATGAATTCCAAAGACTAAATTCAACAGATTTCTGAACGTATAAATAAGCAGAAAGACATAATAATTAGAAAAAGCAATAAACGCAGAAACAAGCATTCTAAATTGTGACTTATGAAAATCCTTTTCTACGTAATTATAGCACTACAATTATTGACATTATTTAGTTGTGCAAATGAACAACTGGTGGGACATTGGGAGCAAGATAAAAATTCGATTCATTTATATAATGGAGAAATTTTGACAATTAACCACGCTATTTTTAAAAAAGGAGGTTCTGGAATCATGTGGTCAGTTTTCCCGGAAGATTCTACATCAAGTATTGGTACGGTTGATTTAATAAATTGGGAACATATAAATGAGAACCAAATAAGCATACACTCAGAATATTGGGCTGATACAATAAAATACAAGATAAATAAAGATACTCTATTTGTCATGTATAACGGAGGGGAATCAATGGTGTTTCTTAAACAGAGTAGTAAAGACAACGATGAGCTATTCAATAAAATAGCTACTTATATTAAAACTCCAGAAGATATAAAACAAGAAATAGAACAGTTACTAAAACTTGAGCCATGAAAATTTCTAAGGAAGGAATCGCTATAACTAAACGTTTTTTTGAAGCGGTTGATATGCTCAAAGCACAGAGACGTATTCGTGGGCTTAAAACATTCACGAGGAAGCACAATATAACTCGTACCAATATAGCAAATGTGAGAAAAAATCCAGACCGTAGTGTATTGAAGCCCGAATGGATATATTATCTTGTTTATGATTATGGGGTTTCATTGGAATGGATAATATTCGGAGAGGGGTCTATGTTTAAATAAATATTCTAAAACTTGTCTTTTGATGGTACGTTATCCTTTGTTTTTATCTTGGAATCATATATATTGAAATTAGCCTCTCAGTTGAGGGTTACGAGTTCGAGTCTCGTTTGCCACTCTAATCCCGTCTACATTGCGGGAATAAAACCGCACGATCCAATGTTTCATTTGCGCTCTCAACTTCATATTTGCCCATGCCGTTTTGAGAGCCTCCGACATCGTATATCCGTTGTGTTTTACAAACTGCCATGCAAGGCTCATAATCTCGCTTAATTGTGTTCTGTTCCGTGTACTCATACCTTTATTTATTTTGTTGGTCTTTATTAAAGTGGACCGGTTTTTGTTTGCCCCGTGACCGGTCCACCGTCTCTTGTTGTTTTGGAAGAGCACGTGTATTTGGTGTATCAATCTCCGCAATAACGCCCGCTTTGGCTTCTGTAATACTCCGTTATCCCTCTTTCCATTGTTGCGTCAAATACAACCGATTCGGGCTTTTGTGCGGGTTCCGACTTTCTCATTAACCGGCGAGCCTCTTTTTCGGCTTTGCGGGCTTCCGCTTTCATCTTAAACCATGCGTTCCTCAAACAAGCACTGAACGACTGGCAGAACTCTCGGCCGAGAACCGAGATAGAGCGTTTATACATTACCCATGCCATTTTGAAAAGTTGCGATTTGTCGATTTTCGTTTTCATATCTTTGTTTGTTTTTGTTTGATGTGACAAAAGTATAGATTAAAACCGAACAAACAAAGAAAAAGTTTTGTTTTAACAAAACTTTAACCGATATAGATAGTTTGGTTAAAATATACAATAACATTAAATTTGTTCTATTATAGCAGTATATTTATTTTTATTTATATATCTTTGTGTTTGGATATAATAAAACACTGATTATGGATATTAAAAGAGTAATTAAAGAACGTGGTTACACACTTGAACGAGTTGCAAATGAAATCAAGCCCCGCCCTATTAGTAAAGGGACATTATCTCAATCTATTAACAATAATCCAACTATCGACACGCTACAAAGGATTGCCGATGTAATAGGATGCAGTGTCGGGGATTTTTTTGCGGACGAGCTAAGTAATACAATAGTTTGCCCTAAATGTGGAACCAAATTAAAGGTAACCGAGTCAAAAGATTAAGCCATGAAAAAAATCATCTTTTTTATTATTCTATCATTGGCTAATAATGCTTACTGTCAGATAACAATAATGAATACCGAAGCAAAAAAGCTCCAATCTGATAATTTTGTTTATGATAGTTTGAGGAATATGGTTCTTGAAAAATATGAAGGGAAATATACATACCATCATTTAATTGGTCAAACAATAATGTATTGTGGTGATCCTTATTCTTTATATAGACGAAAAAACTATTTTAAAATTGGCGATTATTATCGTGTTGATGGTATTTTGCCAGATAATACAGATAAGGGATTGTATCATAGATTATCTTTAACAAATATAAAAACAGGAGAAACAGGAGAAACAGGAGAAGAAGGCGGTATTTTTACAGATGAATATAATTTTAAGTGGGTAGTATTAGGCCATTATGAGAAGATGAAAGAATTATACCTTAATAAAGAATTTATATATGTAGGTACTGATGATGTTTTTATTGATCGTTATGGGGAAAAAGCAGATGGACTTATAAATTTAGAATCCGACACAGTATCAAAAAATATTCCAAAGGAATCGGTTTGGAAATGTATAGATGTCCAAGTTAAGCCTAGAAAAAAAGGCGATGGCATGAATTTAGACAAAAGAAGTCCAATTATTCTAATTTTTGACAATCCTAATTATGGAAAACATTATTGTTATTTAGAGAGTGATCAAGGAACTCCATACCAAACCTTACTTAATAAGTCTTTATCCTATATTTGTGGTAGATTTCATCTAAAATCCGATTACGAACAATTAAAATCCGATTACGAACAATTAATATTGGCAGAAAGATTGGCTAAAAATAAACGAAAAGCAAATCTAATTCGTAAATACGGTACAGCTATTGCCAATCTAATCATACAAGGAAAAGTTAGAATAGGAATGACAAAGCAAATGTGCTTAGAATCATGGGGAGAACCTGATGATATAAATACAACAATTGGAAGCTATGGAACACATGAACAATGGGTATATGGTAATGAGTATTATCTATACTTTGAAAATGGAAAACTAACTAATATTCAAAACTAACTATTCCAGCCCCGTTCCTTGTGGTTCGGGGCTTTAAAAATCAAAATATATATATATCATCATCAATAAGAGGCAAATTTAGGGTAAATTAGAGTACAAGTTGGACGTTTTGACCGAGTGGGGGTTAATTAGTAAGGTTACAGGGAGTGCCCTAAATTATCGATAGTGTTATAAGTATAAGGAGACAAAAAAGGAGGGCGTTTTGCGTCCTCCTCGTTATAGTTCCTGCTTTATATGCTTACCACAAAGCAACCTTTCCGCCTATTCCCAAATCAAGGGTGGCAGTTGTAATTCCCAAAGCTTTAAAAACTTTGCTCATAGTAGAAAGTGTTATTATACACTTACCACTTTCAAGTTTGGATATTTGCGACTTCTTTACACCTACTTTAGCTCCTAACTCTTCCTGTGTGAGGTTCTGTTTGAGCCTTTCTGCCTTGATAGCCTCTCCAATGTAATAAGCCTGCAAATCATCTTTGAGTTGAGCTTCCATAGCGTCCCTTTCGGGAGTGCCTTTTTCTCCCCAAACCTCATCTACTACCACGCTAAGTGGAGTTAAGTTCATCTTTGCCATAGCTATTTGTTTTTATCGTTGAAGTATTCTATTCTCAATTTCTCCGCCTTTTCTATCTCCTTTTTAGGCGTTTTCTGTGTCTTTTTCACTATCCCGTGAGTGGCTACTACCAAAGCCTCTATTTCCGTGTCCCAAAAAGCAAACAGGCGATAACATACCCCGTTAAAGAGCGTCCGAAACTCCCATATATCGGAGTTCTCCAACTTCTTGAAGAGTTCCTTATCTATTTCCCCACCCTCCACTTTAAGGAGATTATAGGTTATTTTCTTTTGCACCTTTTCTGGTAGGGAAGAAACAAACTCCCTTGCTGCGTCCATAAATGCTATTTTTATTCTTCGTCCGCTCATAAGGTTCAAATTATTACCCTGCAAAGATATACAAAAGTTTCCATAAAAGCAAACTTTTGCGAGAATTTATTAGCTTGTTAATTGGCTAACCCCTCCTACTTGTAAGCTCGGAGGGGAGATGTTCAGGAAATTGGGATCCGATATATTATAAACATCGTTATCTCTTATGTTAATGCTTAAAATAACAAAAGTTTTTATCACCTTTCTGAAAAGTGATAGAACTTTCATTGTATTGGAAGACTTGATTTTCATTCAACTGTAGCATAAACAATGAAAACTAAAAGTTAATAAATTTCTCCAACTTGCTCCAGTCCCATATCGGCTTTGGGGCGAATATGTATAGAGAAGTCTCTGCAATTTCAAGAGTGGTCATACCTTTTGATTTGGAATTAATTCATTCATATCTGTAAGCATTAAAAAAACATGTTATAAAACATATTTTTCTGTCTATATAGAAATGTAATCGGGCTAAATAATACGCATGAAATTGCGTGTTTATAACGGTCGATCGATGAGGGGCAAATTTATGGATATGAGCAAAGTGCGGAAAATTTTCCACACTATTTTACGCTCATTTGATGAGGCATAAAAGAAGGGGACTCACCAAAATTGGACATACCCCCACTGTGTTATATTTCCTATTGCCTCAACTTACCGGTGTCCCGTTCTCGTAAAGGAACTCCGGAGCTATATCTGCACCGTTCGCCCAAAATACCGTACCGTCCACCCCGTAACGCTCAAACTCTTTTTCATCTTTGAGTTCCGCATAAGCCGGATAACTTAATAACGGGGTCAAATCCACTTTCCTCTTTTCTCCGTTATTGAAGGTGCACAGCAAAGTGTAATTCACTAAATATTCTGCTGTTGTTACTAATAAAATCATTGCTTCATTCATAATCTTTAATTCAAATCCAGACAATATTATCCTATAATCGAGAGATACCGGCTTAAAGATTCTATTTCAGCCCGTATAACGACCTTTTGGAACTCTGCCGGATTGTTCTCCGTATGAGAGGCTTCCAGTGCCTTGTAATAGCTTATTTTGTCCTCGTTGCTGCCTTTGAGATTTACCAGTGTATAACCGTTGCGGAGTAAGTATAGATTCATCAGAAGCCGAGATGTACGCCCGTTCCCGTCTATAAACGGGTGTATGCGTACCAACTCATCATGAAGGTAAGCCGCAATGAGCACCGGGTGAATGCCTTGCTCCTCCATTTCGGCAAACCTTGTCATAAAAGCCTCCATTTGTGGTTGTATCAAATACGGCTGTGGGGGGACATGTGTACTTCCCGAAATCATAACAGGCACGCCCCGATAATGTCCGGCATTCTCTCTGTCTATGCCATGTAGCACAATAGCGTGTATTTCCTTGATTGTGCGCTCCGATATTTCCATACCTCCCTTTGCAAAGTCCTTTATGTAGTCTATCGCTTCAACGTGGTTAATCGCTTCAAGGTGTTCCCGCATTGACTTTCCGGCGATAGTAACCCCCTCGTTCACTACTAACTCCGTTTCTTGCAGTGTGAGCGTATTTCCCTCGATCCGGTTGCTTTCATAGGTGTATTCAATGGCAAACGCATTCTCTATCTTTTGCAGGGCATCCGGTGGTAATGGGCGCAACCCCAACAAACGGGCTTTCAACGTGTCGCATTGAAGCAATAGCTTTGTTATTTCCTCGTTCATAATAATTGTTTTTTTATACTAGATATTACCAATTATCATCAGCAGAGTTTTCTAATTGCTTCTCGTAGGATGCTATTATTGAATTAAAAAACGAATTTAATTCCTGCATCATTTCAACAGCCTTTTTCTTTGAAACGCCCTTTCCCATTGATTTTGTTTTTTGGTCTGTGTCATTTCCTGTGAATGGCTGTATCTGTGGAATTTTGTATTCCTTTCCTAACCCAACTTGATACGCTTCTATACACTCAACATCGTATATTTGTACTCTACATTTGTTGTCTTTTGCTTGCAGCTTTACGGAATACTTATACGTGTATAAATTCACCAGTCCCATTCCGGCTTTTACTTCAATGTCTTTTATTGCCTTTAATTGGATTGTGTGTGCTGCATCATCTTGATTTTGAGTTACATTCTTGGCAGAGTTCCAAAAATCAGCAACGAACATCTTTGAAAGCGAATACAACTCCGATTGGGTTTTATTTACCTCTATTATCTTTTCAAATTTGAACTCTTGGGCATTGATTGACAATGTGGCAAGCAAGCATATTACCATAAAAAGTACTTTCTTCATGTTATTACATATTTAGAATTATTCGACAAACTAATATACAGGTACACAAATAGATAAACAGTTTCCTATTTCTCTTCTATCTGGAATATGATTTTTTTTAATTCATCTACCGAAGTTGCTTTGTAATAGTCACTTTTGTACTGAATTAAGGCAATTAGATCTTCTCCTTTTGTTTCTTCCGGTGATGCAAATAGTTGCCACATAGGAACATTTAATGCTTTTGCAATTTTCTCATACGAAATAATGTTCGCCGTTCCATTTATTTGGCTTGATAATGTTACTCTACTTATACCTAATTTATCGGATAACTCGTTAATTGTTACCCCCTTTTCTTTGAGTAGTTCTTTTATTCGATTCATATCTAGTATTGTTATTTTTTTTACAAAAATACAACAATAATAAAAGTGTAAAATAAACTACTTACAAATAAATGTTAAATATAGTATTTTATTTATCATTTTATTTTGTAATGTAAAATAAAATGCTTACATTTGTATCAACAAAGTAAAACAAACAACATTACTAACAATTAAAAGACAAAGAGCAATGAAAGCAACTCATATTTTTACAGAGAAATTTGATACAAGAAGAAAACTTGCCAACAGAGCACTGAAAGCAATGAATGACATCTGTGACTACGATAATGGTACAATTCGCAACCCTTATGAGCTTGCAAGTTCTGTAATGAAAGACGGTAGAACACTTATCCAAACTATCTATGAAGATGGCGAGGTACAATACAATGATGGGTGGTATATCGTAGAAGTTGACGAATATTGTATGTATGTTGACTTAACAGGTATTGCTACTAAAGAAATGGGGATTGAGAAGTATGAGTATATTGACGAAATCAGCGAATTTGAAGAGATTGAAGTATTAGTATAATTTTAACTAGCAGAGCGAAAGCCTTGCACAATATATAAGAGCAATGAACACATATTACAAGTTTGCGCCAAACGTATTTTTGGCAAAGTGCGAAGAAAAGCATGAAAGAGGTGAGGAAATTCTAGTTACAACCAAGTATGGAAAAGAGAATGAAAGTATCGTTTTTAATCTGATATTTGAGCGTGACGGATTCTATTATTACTCCATCGTAAGGGCTGACGGATTCAACGTACAAGAATGGGCAAAACGTAGAGCCGAACGTAGACGTGAATGGTCTGTATCAGCAAATAAAAAAAGTCATGAATATTTCGAAAAGTCAAATAAGGACAGAGATTTTCTTTCACTTGGAGAACCTATTAAAGTAGGACATCATAGCGAAAGACGACACAGAAAAGCAATAGCGGATGCTTGGAGAAACATGGGTAAAAGCGTTGAATTTAGCGACAAAGCAACAGAACATGAAAGAGAAGCCGAATACTGGGACAAGCGTGCTACAACCATCAACCTATCTATGCCGGAAAGTATTGACTTTTATGCGCACAAGCTGGAAGAAGCCAAAGAATATCATGAAGGTGTAAAGTCAGGCAAATATCCACGTGAACACTCCTACACTCTCACTTATGCAAAAAAAGCAGTAAATGAAGCTCAAAAGAATTACGATCTTGCAGTAAAATTATGGGGAGAATAAGTGGTGAATATACCTGTTTGTTTATAGAATATCGATTAAGTGATATAAATTCCCATACCGAAGCGTCATTGTTACACGCTGGAGAATATGAAAAAGTCATAGAAATAATAAAAACGTGGTAGTTTAGAAAATTTTATCATCAAAAGTGTATGTTTTTCATATACTTTTTTTATATATTTACACCATAAAAAGAACAAAAAATAAAGATTTTTACATTCCAGCCAAAAAATGGGGTTTGATTCCCTATTTCCGATCGAATGCCGTTCAAGTCGGCTCGGTGATTGAGATTATGGTAAATGTGCGTGGTTCAATTCCATGCGTTACGCTGGTAGCGGTCAATCTGACAGCTCGGAAGGGCACTCAAATTTGGTGGTATGGCGGAATTGGTAGACGCTTTATAAACCGGTTAAATAGGATTGCCCTTAATTGAGATAACTTCATTCCGGTAAGACTTCTTGGGTAGAAGGTGCAGGTTCGAGTCCTGCTACCGCCACAACCCTTATAGTAGCGATAAGCAAAAGCAAGAACATTAAAGCTTGTGCAGTTTACGGGGTGATAGAAATTGCTATCTGGCACAACTGAAAGAAGCCGAAAAATTGAATAAGTGTTCTTGTAAGTAGCTTGAAGAATGATTGAATTTGTGTTTAAGTTTGCCGGGAATACGCTCGGCAAACTTAACACAAAATGTATATGAAGTTATATACAACCTATCATAACTAAAAAACATGAAAGGACTTACAATCAAACAAGAGAACTTTTGCAATTATTACATTGAAAGCGGTAATGCTTCCGATGCTTATCGTCGTGCATATTCTTGCGAGAAAATGAAAGACGAGACGGTCAATAGAAAAGCTATAGAACTACTGAACAACGGCATGATTACGGCAAGGGTTAAGGTATTGCAAGAGGAACAAAAAGAAAAGTCAGATATAACCAAAGAACGAGTTTTGCAAGAATTGTCCGGTATAGCATTTTCTTCTATCGCTGATATGCACAATACTTGGATTGAGCGAAAAGAATTTGAAAAACTTTCTCGGAAAGAAAAATCGGCAATAAAAAGTATCTCCACAAAGATTTTTAAGAAGAATATCGGAACAAGCGATGAGCCGGAGATAGTGGACGTTGAATATGTGAAGATAGAGCTATACGATAAAATAAAAGCTATTGAACGTATCTGTAAGATGCTTGGGTTTGATTCACCGACCGAAATGAACATAAATAGGACCGAAGAGGAAATGTCCCGTGAAGATATGCTAGATGAGCTAGAACGTTTGGAAAAATTGCGTGAGGAATAATGAGATTGACTGATGCGCAGGTAAAAAGAAAACTGGAATTGGAACGTCTGTTGCTAAAAATAGATGCTCCCAACATGTTTTATAAATTTATTCCGTACATCAATGTGTCATATACCAGCATGTGGTTTCACAAAGCTATTGCCGACCATTGTCAAATGCTTCTTGATGGTAAAATTAAAAATTTAATGGTGTTTATGCCACCACAGCATGGAAAAGCTTTGGAAATACAGACACCGATACTCACCGCCAATCGTGGCTGGGTTGAGCATGGTTCATTATGCGCTGACGATTATGTCTTTGCTCCGAATGGCAAAAGAGTGAAAGTAGAAGCAGTCACATGCCATTATCTTTGCGAATGTAGCGAGATAAGGTTTGCAGACGGACAGCCTATCATTGCAGCCAATCAACATGAATGGGGTTGCTATATTCCTAATGCGAGTCATAAGCCTGTATATTACCCCAAAATTGAAACGCAAGAGATAACCGCAAAGATGATAGGAAGAAGCCCTTATCTTGAAAGTTCAAGTCCTCTTATCGGGGAGGCAAGAGAATTGCCTATACCACCCTATTTACTTGGCTTATGGCTTGGCGATGGAGCATCAAGGCATAAGCAGATATGTAAGTCTATGGCTAAACGCTTAAAGAATAAAGAGACAAAAGATAGGCAGGATAAACGAAAGCATTTCATTCAATCAATAATGCCATGCGGTGAACGTATGGTGAACTGCATACAAGTAGAGGGCGGATATTACCTCGCAGGTAAAGAACTAAGACCTACCCATAACAGCGAAATTATATCTCGCAATTTTCCGGCTTATGCATTGGGGCGCAATCCTAATTTGAAAATTGTAGGTACATCGTATAGTGCTAATCTTGCAGAGCAGTTCTCCCGTTCAATACAACGTATTATAGACAGTAAAGAGTATCAGGCTATTTTCCCAAATACCTATCTGAACGGCTCAAATGTTAGAACAGATGTTAGGGGGTATATTCGTAATGTAGATGCCTTCGAGATGGTAGGAAACAAAGGATTTTATAAGGCAGTGGGGGTGGGCGGTTCATTAACTGGTACACCAGTAGACATAGCAATAATAGATGACCCTGTAAAAGATGCACTGGAGGCGTATTCTCCTATTTATAGGGAGAGGGTTTGGGATTGGTATACGTCCGTACTTCTTACTAGGCTTCATAATGATAGTAAGCAGCTTTTTATTATGACGAGATGGCATGATGATGACCTAGCTGGGCGCATATTGAAGAGGGAAGCCGATAAATGGAAGGTGCTCTCAATACCGGCTATACGCGAGACTCTTGATGATGGGAATAATTTTGATTCTCGTAAGGTAGGCGAGGCATTGTGGCCGAAACGGCATTCGTTAGAAAGGCTTCTTGACGCACAAAGACGTTCGCCACGATTCTTTTCTGCGTTATACCAGCAGCACCCCTCCGTTGAAGGAGGTAATATTATCAAGGAAGCGTGGTTTAATCATATTTCTTTATTTGAGTTTAAAAAGAAACGACGTAATGAAGCTGTCACATTCTTTGTTGATACCGCATATACAGAAAAAACTACAAATGATCCTACTGGGATATTAGGTTCTTGTATGATTGGTAACAACATATACATTGTATGTGCCAAAAAAGTTAATATGAAATTCCCCGAATTATGTCGTTTCCTTCCCTCTTATGTACGAGATAATGGCTACGGGGAAGGAAGTTCTGTTCGCATTGAGCCCAAAGCAAACGGGATTTCAGTAATTGACCAATTGTATGAGAGTACTGATCTAAATGTAGTATCTACTCCCTCTCCAAAGGAAAGCAAAGAAACAAGACTCAATGCGGCCTCCCCTTATGTGGAAAGCGGAAGGGTATATCTTGTTGGAGGGGATTGGAATGACACGTTTATTGATGAAGTGTGCGGTTTCCCGGCAAAGCCCCATGATGAGTTTGTGGATTTACTATGCTATTCCTTAGACTATCATCACAAGAGCTTTAATGAATTAAGTGACGAAGAAATTCTAAGGGATTTTCTTTAATCTATATGGCATTGCTGAAAATCAACTGAGCCCGCTTGTACATGGATTGTACAAGCGGGCTTTTTTAAATACCTCATTTTTCAGAGGATTTACATACAAGCTATAAATTTTTAGTATTTCTATCTATACTACTTAATTTTTCAGAGAGTTGTCCGAACATCTTTCTTTGAAGGGTATATATATCCTCCAAATAGCTGTTTATTTGCACCATTTGGATAAGCGTATTATTAAATCCTGCTTGATTGATTTGAAGTAGTGAATTTGTGACCATATTCAACAAAACAAGTTGTTCCTTGCTCTCTTCTCCCGCTATCTGCAACGCAGTAAACCGGCCGTTTAATTCCGTTGCTGTATCTTGTGACATGGTTTCAAAACCTCCGGCTGTAGACTTTTGTTCGGTGGTAGAACCTGTTCCAAATTGTGCATTGATAGCGGCGGCTCCCGCTTCGGCTCCTTGAATGATTGAATTTTTTAGGTTATCCAGTGCGGTCTGTTCTTCCGGGTCGATTTCTCCGTCTTTTGTCGCCTCCGCCCACATCTCATACCATTTGCGCATTTCCGGTTCATATTGCTTTACATACATGGCTTTAATGAGAGCTTTTCTCATATAGTCTGCGATGTCGTCCGCAATGTCCTCCGCTCCTTTCTCCACATCATACAAGGACTCTAATATGTCATCGGAGAAAGATTCAAAAGATATGCCTGTGGCGTTCTCCATCTCTCGCTCTGTCGTCGATTTAATATTATTCTCCGCTTCGATAATCTGCTTTATGTATTCTTGCGCTTCACTATCCAGCTGTGCTATAAATAAAGGAGCTTCCAACATTAGTTTTTCTAATTGCTCAACGGGAAGGTTAAATAAGTTAGTCATGTTTTTTGACATCATCATCGCCAATTCTTGCGCAGATATACCTAGTGCGGATGCGGCTTGCTGCCAACCGGCGGCGGACATATCGTAAAAATCTTGATACCCTTTCGATTTTTCCCCGGATTCCCTAGATTTGTAATATTGTGCTCCAAATATCCGTGCCGAATCTGCCTGTTTCTTGTATAATTCTATCGCTTTGTCATAGGCAGCCTGTGCGTTTTCTCCCGCCAGCGAATCGGCCAATTCCAATTGCTTCTCGATTATCTGATCCAATATATCTATATATGACTCGTACACCTCCTTTGCTTCTTCATACTTCTCATACGACGACTCTTGTTTAAATAGCCCTGCTATTTTTGTTGCTACTTGCAAGGCTGCACCTACAATCGAAAGTATTACGGAGGCTTTTTCTACATTCTGAATTGCCGTAGATGCAGCTTCGGCCGTTCCTGACATGGCAGTAGAAGAACTATTTGCAAGTGTTACAATACCATCAATCATTTGTAACGTAGAAGAGGAGATACTTCCGGCTGCGGATATAATTTCACCGACCGTGCCCCCTATTGTATCTCCAAGTTCTTCAAACTCTCTTTCTACCTTAGATAAAGTTTTATACAACTCCTGCCACTCTTTAATACTTCGTTTATCCGGCGATGTGCTTTCTTTACTTTTTATATTGGCGATTCGGTCTTTCGTTGCCGTTACCTTTGCACGCTGCACTGCAAGTTCGTTTCCGTTTGTCCCTCCTTCATTTTCCATGCGTGCTAATTCCTGTTCCGCTTCGGTAAGCAACCGTTCCAGTTCGTCCAAACTCATATTTGTTATACTATTTGCCCACGTCTGAAAAGAAACTTCACGCATGGCAAATTCTTTATCAATAGCGTTTAATGCTTCCTCTCGCTGATAGAGCAATTCAGCCTTTTGCGCCTCCGTACCTCCCGCTTTTTCCAGATTTGCTAAATCATTCTGGTATTTCTTTTCAACGCTTAAACGCTTTGCTGTATAGTCTTGGTATTTGGCGAGAATATTGTTATAATAATTTGACGTTTCGTTGGCCTGCTTCTGTTTGGTGTATTCTGACATGATGTCAAACATCGATGTATCAACAGAGACAGAGGAAGGGTCAAACGCCTTTTTCTTGTAGTTCTTATCTTTGGCGGCTTTGGCGTTCTCCTCTGCTTCAAATATTTGTCTTTGCGCCTCCGTAACCTTTCGGATATATTCCTGCTTCTGTCTTTCGATGTCTTGTAATTCTATTTTGTTGTTCAGTTCACGTTGCGCCATTTCTTTGTCTATGCCGTCCTCCATCGCATTTATCCGAGCCTGTTCTACTTGGTTCTCCAAATCCGTATCAAGTCGTATTCGCTCACTTGCATTTTTTTTACGGAGTTCTTTAATCCTGTTCAGCTGGTCGGTATAGGCGTTTATGTCAGTCAATCTGGTGGTTGCATTAGAAAGAGCAAAAGCACCTACATCAATAGATTTTATTAACGCTTCATTTGCTTTTACCAAATCGTCAACTGCTTTTTTATTATCTTTCAAAGCCTTAGTTCTCCGATTGTATTCTTTTGCTTCTGCCGTTAGGGTTTCTCCTGTTTGTACATATCCAGTTATAGAGCCACCTACAACTGTCGTTGTACTAGCTTTTCCCTCTTTTGTACTTTCCTTATTTCTATTAGTCCAATTAGTATCCGCATTTATCGCCTTTTGTAATTGATACATCTTACCGTAATTCTCCTCTACAATTTTCATTGCTGCTCTTGCCTGCGCAACCTTCAATATGTTTTCGGTCAAATTTTGGTAAGCATTAGCCGCATCCCCTGCTAGAATAGCCTCGTTTGTCAAATTACTGAAAGATTCGGGATATTTCCTTTGTAATTCGTCTGCTGCTGCGTTTCGCTCCTTTAAGGATCTGGTTTGGTCTTGTGTAGCTTTATATAAAATATCCAACTCCACACGCTCCGCCGCCGATTGTTTTGCGGCTTCGTCCATAACCCGGCTTAAATTCCGTACATTAGTCGCTGTTTTATCCACAGCGGCAGAAGCTCGGAATAATGTACTGATCCACTCCGTAATCTTGTCTCCATACACGACAAGCAAAGTAGTTGCGACAGAAAGCCCCGTTTGTAAACTGAATACAGATTTTAATAGCTGCTTCCACACAGGTATGGCACTTTTCCCGGCTTCCATTAGCATTCGGTATTCTTTTCGAGCCGACGAGAGGGCATCTTGAAATGGACCTATGTTATTACTTATCGCTAAAAAAAACATTTGTGGACCGAATGCCAGTGCCGGAAGTTCTCGTGCAATTTGTGTGACACTGAATCCCAAAGCATCGAATCTGGTTTTTGCTCCTGCCGCATATTTGTTCATTGACAAGGATGCATTGTCTAGCTGTGTTTGGGTCTCCTGCAAATTTTTCAGTAGTGCAGCCCCTTCTAAGCTCTCCCTTTGAGCTCTGGATAGGTTCATGTAGTCGGTAGTAAGTAGTAGCACTTTCGCATGTAGCCCGGCAATAGAATCTTCTGCTATCTTTCCGGCTACACTTTCAGCTCTCAAATTAGCTTCATTCTCTTGTATAGCTTTTGCGAGTTCGTCGTGGAGTACAGTTAATCGGGCTTGTGACTGAATATATGAATCCAAATCCATATTGCCCTCTTCGTAGAGTGTATTTAATCCAGATTGCATCTTTTCTACCTGCTGCAAAGCGAGTATATTGCTCTGTATGTCTTTCGTGTATTGTTGCGCTTCCTTAGACATTTTGTTAAATGCGTCCCTGCTTTGTTGGTCCAGCCGTTTAAAATTCTCTCCCAATAACGAAAAATCGATGTCTTTACCGAGGTCTATTTTAGTGTTGTTAGTCTTATTATATACCTTTGAAAGTTCATTTTGAATTTGATGTATTTTCTTTAATACATCGTCATTCGTTCCTGTAAATTTAAAATTTATTCCTGACATACTTTCTTATTATTTTATTGGTTTATAATGTCGTCAATCCTTGAAAATACTTTTGATTAGTTTCATGTTTGCCGGGTCATCGGCATTTATTACGGCTCCTCCTTCCTTTAAATGTGCCGCCTTCCATTCTTCTTTGGTTAAACAAACGCTATCTGTGTGGTCGTAGAATAACATTTGCAATGAAGTAAGATTTATACCCCATACAACATAGTCCATAGTCCAGCCATAACGGGAACAAGCAAAATCTATCAATCCCCCAAATATGCTATTTCCCCCAAATGTTACTACATGATCCTTATTTCTAACTTTGGCTATCTTTCTCCGATTTTCGATTTCCCTGTCTAAGCCGAAATGTTTAATAAAATCTTGCAAGTCCGTATTTGTGATAACCGTAAAAAAGAGCGTTGCCAAATCCTTTATATCAACATTATTAAGAACGGATTCCCGTTCTTTTAGTAAATCCTCATTAAACATATCTCTTTTGCTTCGTATTGTACTGTATGCCAATATTTCCAATACTACGTGCTTATTTTCCTCACATAATTTTATAACCTCCTCGAACGGTTCGTTTTTTGCGCGTTCCGGGTCTATATTCAACTGTTTTTTCAAGCTACCTAAAATAAGCTCCCGCCCCAAAGTTGGGGGATAGATGCAATATTCTTTGCCACCTACTTCAAACCGTACCGGCACATCGCCCAGTACATCACTAATTTTTTGTGAAATCTTTTCCATGTGCTTAAAATATTTCAAGTTTATTTATTTCTTCTTCAATCTTCGTTTTTAATTTCCGTTCTACTTCCGGCCATTTTCCCCTTGCCCATAACTCCGCTGATGCAAGTACGTCCTTATTATCCATCGCTTCTACAACCCCCGCATAATTCATTCCGGCGACTACAACGAGCGAAAAATCGGAACTTTCGGCAACGGTCTTTGCAGTTTCTTCTAAATAATTTTGTCCTTCTTGTTTTCCTTTGCTTCCGTTCCCTTCCGGTGCGGACGTTGGCATAAAACCTCCTCTTTGGGCTTCTTTTCCTTCATATAACACAATATAGCCTACCGAGCTACGCAAGTTTCCGGTATGGTCGTACCAACTCTCATCGCCGGAACGGTCTCGCACTCTATTCACGCATTCTTCACCGAGTTCTGATAAAGCCCTAATAGTAAGACTCTTGATTATCTCGTTACATTTTACGACATATCCGGCCGGGTCAATCCTCTTTGCCATGCTCCTCTCCTTTCTGCTTCTCTTCCAGTCTATCGGCTGCATTCTTAATTATTCCAGTCAATATACGAGTGTATGACACGCTTAAATCACGGTAGACATTCCCGGCATGGAGACGGATAACTGTTCCGATGTCCTCAACTCTGACATGTCCGTATTTTACACGTTTCATCATAACAAACACTATTTAATTACATCATAAACATTTCTCTCGCTTATCTCTTTTCGATTTGCTGGGATTTCTTCTTGAAAAGGATAAAATTATACCGACCAAGAAAGAAACGCTCTTAAATCGCCTTATTTGGCTTTATTTTTCAAAAAAGATAGGGGTATAGCCTTAAACGATACCCCTATCTGCCGTCCTTACATGGGGGTGACGTACATCTTCATACGCTTTTCGCAAATATACAGTAAAAGTGCATGAATTTCATATACTTTTAAGACTAAACTTCTTTAATCTACTATATTTACCAGTTTTAATGCTTCCCCGTATTCTCCGTTGAGAAGCAAATTTGATACAGATACAGTAATATCGCTAACACTCCTTTCAGGTAGCAAGATTTGAGAAATGAAATATATTTTATTCAACGCTACTATGAGAGAATCAACGATATTTACTGCCTTTATTGCTATTCTGAATATTACATTAAATCTCAAATATAGTATGAAAGTAGAGGAAATACAAGAGCTGTTCCGCAGCTTCGAGGCCATAGCTAAAGAATACGAGGGTGCGGAATATTGGAGCGCAAGAGAACTTTCAACCTTATTAGGATATGCAAAATGGGATAAATTTAGCAATGTAATAAACAAGGCAAAGGATGCATGTCTGAATGCGGGAGAAAATGGTTACGCTTGGTTCAAATGCGCACGTGAGGTTGATGACTATATATACTGACACGCTACACCTGCTACTTGATAGCTCAGAACGGAGACCCTCGAAAGCCAGAAATATCCTTTGCACAGAATTACTTTGCCGTACAGACACGCCGTGAGGAGCTAGTGCAAAAACGCATCCTTAATTACGAACGTGTACAGGCGAGAATAAAACTTGCAGAAACCGAGAAAGTCCTTTCGAGTGTACTGTATGGTGTGGACAACAAAGGGTTTGCCGTTATTCGGTCAAAGGGCGATAAGGCATTATTTTGTCTTGATACCACTTTACTGAAACGCAAACTGGGCGTTCCGAGCAGCCGCCCTTTGGCAGACTTCCTGCCTACTATTGGTATTAAGGCAAAAGACTTTACCGCAAACCTCTGTAAATGTGCAGCAAAAAGACCTTTATGGGCAACAGGTTATTGAGCAAAAACATATAGATAACAACCTTGCCGTGTGACAGATGTTGTTGAGCTGAAAGCGGTGAATGATATTGCCGAGTTGAAAAAATCGGGTAATAAAGCTACAATAGCCAAAATTGAAAGGTTACTTTTAGAATTAAGAGAACACCCCACCACAGGAACAGGGCAAGTAGAAGCTTTAAAAGATAACCTTTCGGGATTTTGGAGTAGACGAATAGACAAGTTTAACCGAATGGTTTACACCATTGACGAAGAAATTATAACCGTATTTATCATTTCAGCAAAAGGCCATTATGGAGAAAAATAATAATTGTTCATATATTTGTAGTCGAATATAAGAGAAATGGATAAAACAGAAAATATTTGGATATTATATATATTTAACACATGAACGCCGCGCAAAGATTAGAAGCCATTCTGAATTACTATGGTATAAATGCTAAGTCATTATCTGAGAAATGTGGATATGGTAGGCCGCAAGGAATATACGATGTTCAAAATGGGAAAACAAAAGAAATTTCAACCACAATGGCAAACAAGATTTTATCTGTATTCCCTGAATTAAATAGAGTGTGGCTTCTCACAGGAGAGGGAAATATGATTAATGAAAGAAATAATTCAAGCATTATTGATAGCAACAATAACAATAGAGGAATTATACAAAATAGTCATGGAAATATCAATAATGGTAATATTTCTATATCTTTGCCGGAAAGAGGTCAGCAAAAAATTATTGATCCAGACGGAAGGGTCACAATAGAGAATACCAGTTCAGGCGCTCATGATTACCTGAACGAAATAAATAGACTTAACCAGAGGATACAAGACCTTGAAAGAATTATCAGCGGACATGAAGCTACAATAAAGTCGAAAGACGATTTAATATGTATATTGAGGAGCGCATTAGATAAGAAATGATTTTTAAGTTTTATTGCTTCTAAATATAGCGAATATAACAATGATTCTTTATACTAAAAACTTAGTTTTACAACATAATTTATAAGCAGATTCATACCTTAAAATATCAAATCCTATGGACTTTAAAGATTCAATACAACAACTATCTGAAAGAATAGCCAAACAACAAGATGCTATTGTAACGGAAGAGGGAACAAAAAACGCATTCATTATGCCGATGATTGCAGCACTCGGATATGACATATTTAATCCATTTGAAGTCGTTCCAGAATTAGACTGCGACCTCATTAAGAAAAAAGGAGAGAAGATAGACTATGCCATAATGAAAGAAGAAAATCCTATACTCCTTATAGAATGCAAGCATTGTAAACAAGACCTCAACTTACACGATACACAATTACAGAAATATTTCGTGGCTTCAAAAGCCAGATTCGGAGTACTTACAAACGGTATAGAATATAGATTCTATACAGATCTTGACAAGCCAAATATTATGGACGAGAAACCTTTCTTAGTTGTAAATATGTTGGCGCTTACGGATGCCGATGTGGAACAATTAAAGAAATTCAGTAAATCATATTATAATGAGGAGGAAATTTTAAGTACCGCCAACGAATTAAAATATGCTATTTCTATAAAGTCTATATTAAACAATGAGTTTAAGCAACCGTCACCCGATTTTGTTCGATTGCTTGCCAAACAGGCATACGACGGGCAAATTACACAGAAAATAATAGAGCAATTCACACCTATTATAAAACGATCTGTTCAAAGTATTATAAATGACACAATTTCAGACAGGCTGAATGTCGCCATTAAGACGAATGACGACAAAACAAAACAGGAAGAAGATAGTACACAAAATGCAAAAGAAGAACTTCCTGATGGTGTTGTGTTCAGTGACAGAGATTCAGGAATTGTTACTACACAAGAGGAGATAGATGCTTATAATATTATAAGAAGCATATTGAGAAAAAGTATAGATGCGCAAAGAATAACTTATAAAGACAACAAGACATACTTTGTTGTAAACATAGATAACGGCTATTGGTGGATATGCAGATTCTATTTCGGTAGTCGAAAAAAGCAAATATGTTTTCCTACGGACAATTACAAATCAAAAGAAATGTTCGAAATAGAAACGATAGATGACATCTTCAACTATGAAGATAAACTAATTGAATCCTTGAAAATGGCTTTAAGAGAATAATTAATTTATTAAATTATGAAAAAAATAGTATTATTATTGTTGGTTATTATTCCAACTATTGCATTTTGTGCTGAACCTAAAATAGAATTTGATAAAATTGATTCTGACGGCTCTCGAATGATAGGGTGCAATACAATTTATATTGGAAAGTGGACAGACAAGATAAATGTAAATTTATCTATTTCCTGCATTCAAATAAAAGAAAACCCAAATTATCAATTGTCAATGAGAATATTTTCTTATGCCCCTATTTCTGTAAAAAAAGGTGGTGTACTATTATTGCGTTTTGGAAATGATTCAATAGCCGAATTAAACTCATCGATTGAATATTCCGATGAAATAGGCAAATATGATTCATATACAAAGTTAAGACAGTTCATAATTTACCCAGCTTACGATATATCGGAAGAACTTATAAAAACAATTGCCAAGTATGGCATAAAGAAAATAAGAATAGAAACCAACCTTGAAAATATAGACCGAGAACTAAGCAATAAAAAGACAAAAGAAACGGCTAAATTCTTGGGTGGTGAATATACGCTTATACAAGAAGCGTTGGAAACCAAAGGAAATGATATTATGGAAGGTTTTTAAAATCAAACATTTTATTACTCTATCTCTTTCAACACATCTAACTTGATTTCATCGTCTATGTCACGATAACGGGCAAATGCCTTGCTGCCCTCTACATGACCGCTCATAGACCCGATAATATTCGGGTCTTTTACTTTTTTATAGATATTCCCGATAAATGTACGACGTGCGAGGTGCGAGCTGGCAATCTCATATATAGGCTTTTGCTCCTCTTTCTGCGTTACCGGATTTATGACAGTGACTTTTCTGTCTATACCCGCCATTCTTAAAATCTTCTTGATGGAATCATTGTATTTTTGCTCAGAGATAAAGGGAAAAAGGGTACGTCCTCCATATTCCTTGTACTTTTCCAATATTTCAATCGCTTTTTTCGTCAAAGGTACACGAGCATATTCCTGATTATCCCCTTTCGTTTTTGTCGGAACATATTCAATAGCCCCGTCATTGATGTTTTCACGAGTTAACCTGTATAAATCGCTTACTCTACAACCAATCATACATTGAAAGACAAATATATCACGCTGTATAGCAAGAAAAGGATTGTTCGGCATCGGAAAATTGTACACCCTGTCACGTTCTTCTAAGGTAAGGAAATAAGGCCTCCCATATATTTGCTCCTTTATGGAATAATTTGCAAAAGGGTTGGTCGTTGTCTCCCCCATTCTCACAGCCCAAAGATAGAACACCCTTAACTTCGTCATCATGTTAGCAATAGTATTTCTACCTCTCGGCGATAACTTCTTGACACCCTCATATAACGACGGGTATAATTCTGCTAATCTATACTCGTTTTTTAGATAATCTTCGAAATTAGACAAATCAAATGCTGATATTTCGAGGCTCCACCTGAATTTTCCTCCATTAAAAATTTCGTAATTTTCATACCGGATCATTATCCGCTTTAAAACATCATAATGTTCCTCTCGCTTCTCATCGTATTGTTTATAGGTTAGGAATTTGTCAAATATATCGAAGAAATCATCATTAACAGGTGTTTCACCATTCACTCTACGCTGCATGGCATCACGCAACCATTCGCTCGTTGGCTGGTAGTCGTCTCCTCTTTCCTCCCATGTCCGAAGTATAAGAGACTTTAATTCATTCACTTTTTCGTTGAAAATTCGTCTCTCTTTATCCGGGTACAATGCCCTCGATTTTATTTCTTCTCTCTTGTTGTCGAAAAGATCTACGTTTATCTGTAAATCGCTTACATAATATAATAATTTTGCCCCCGGAGTAGATAGTCGGAAACGTACATTTACTATGTTATTTTTTTTGCTGGAACGAACGTATGCTTTAACGGTTGCCAT